CCGAACAATATAAAACATTGGAGTCAGTGGCTCAGACAATTGGAATAAACATGCTCCAGATTAGGATACATGAACTTGAGGGACTTACGGAAGAAGCTGAAAAAATTAGGTCATTCAATACCGCAACAGTAGAATTTATGGAATATCTAATTAAAAATTATATTGAGACCAAAAACAAGTGATGACAATAGATTATGAACAACAATTTGAAGATATAATAGAAAGCATTTTTGAAGCGGGGCGCGATGATGCAGAAGAAGCACTTCGCATTCTAATTCGTCATGGTATGCATGATGGAGAGCATCACAAGATGTGGGTGATAGATCAGGCTGTCCGTGCATTGGCTGGTGGTTACTATGAAGAACTAATCGCAGCTGCAAATGGCGGTGAAGATGGTCCGGAAACATATTCATGGGATGTAGGAATTGCTCCATGAGTGAAGATGCTGGTAAGCCAAAATACGATGTAGTCCTCTATACTTTGCAGAAACGCTACGACAAGTTAGATGCGATGGATAAGAACACAAACGTGTTTGGCATTATGCAACAGATTCGTATGGAACATTGCTATCAGTTGCAGAAAGCGATGAATATGTGGAAGAAATACAAAGAAGAACATCCTGAGGAGTTTGATTATGAATAGACGTGGATTATTTGCAGCACTTGCACTGGCGCCTGTTATGGCTGTCGAGGCATTTGCAAAGCCAAAGCCCGAGGGCGAGCCTCACAGTTCACAAAACTCTCTTGTATTGTCAGGAACTAAAAAACAAACCAAACCTGCTGTTAGTAGTGCAAATGGTATGTTTTTAACATTGGATGGCGGCTGGGGCGCCAATGATCCAGACAAACAGGTTTCAATGGCTGTCGGTCAAGATGGCAATCTTTGGTTGAAGTCCAAGGGTGGCGATTGGAAGCGTGTGGTGACAGAATGAAAGTATACATTGATGACTACAATGTGATGTGGTGTGGAACAGATGATATTCCCCGTGGTGTCGGTGACCACACCAATATTATTGATTGGGACCTTGTTAAGGATACTGATTGGGAAGCATGTAGCTACGGTAAAGACTACAAGCCTCCGATTGCAGAAATATCTGAAGAAGACTACGCTAAGTTCCACGAGGCATGTGAGACGATCAATCAAATTATAGATAAAGTATATCAACTGAGAACAGAGTATTGTGATGCGGAAGATTAATGTAACAAAAAGAACCATGACCCTTGAAGAAGAGGAGCGGCTGTATGGCTACCTCGAGGGTAAACACTGTGCTCTCGACGAGCAGCGTGATGGTGCAAATTTCTATATGAATATGCAGATGTGGTTCAGCGGTAACAGGAATATCTGGCGTTCCTTCCGCGAGGGCTACCTGAAACACACCAAGGGTCGTGCTCCAAGGAAATTTGACCAGAGCTGGCGTAACGTTCCTCGCCCAGCCAATCCCCCAGCTGTAGGAAGCTTCTGATGAGAGAAGATCTGATGGTCCAGCAACAGATTGATGGCCCATGGCAACATATGGTCGGAGTCATGATGCTGAACCTGACTGATCGAAAGGTAGTAAAACAGATACTGCCACAGTTTCTTGAACGCTGGCCAACACCAGAGGCTCTACTTCGCAGCCGCATCATTGATATAGAAGAGATGATTAAGCCTCTGGGCCTCTACCGTCGGCGTGCAAAGGCGATCTATCGGATGAGCATAGACTTCCTAAGCTGGGATGGTAAGGACGCTACACAGCTTCATGGTATCGGTCAGTATGGTTCGGAGAGTTATCGCATCTTCTTTCTTGGCGAGACCCTCGAGCCACAAGATAAGGAATTAAAAAAATACATGCTTGACATTAATACCAAATGAGGGTATGATGTTGAAATGATGAAACATGACCTTATCCCAATGATCGTTCTCTACTGTCGCGCCAAGAATCTGATCCTGAGTGATTATCTCCAGGGTCTCTTTGGTGGTTTGACTGATGAGAATATGCCCAAAAATTTCCTCGCGATGCAGCTGAAGTATCACGAGGATTGGTTAAACAAAGGTGTATGATGTTTGATAAACCTACGGCTGAGTTTTTCGAGACTCTTGGTCAGTACGTATACATGTATAGCAGCAAAGATGAGATACTGTATATTGGCAAGGGTGTAAACGATCGTTGCCTCTTTCATCTAAAGGACAAAGGTTTTGAATATGAAGACTGCTATATAGTCGGTCGTAATCTTGAGAGCTTTAATGATAAACCATCACTACTGTTTGAATCTTATCTGATTAAGAACTATAATCCAACCCATAATGCAGTTTCTGGCCATTACAAGGAGTGTTTCGATATGGTCTCTCTTGCCTCTCTCTATTCTGAATTTAAATCTACACAACACGATAACTTCGAAACTCTGCCCGATTGGTATATTGAAGACTATCATCTAATCAAGGGCAACATTAGGGAAGTATCGATAGCAAAAGATAAATTCACTGTAATAAGTACTGCTAATTCTGGCGTTTATATTCATATCATTGTATCTTCTGTTGATAGTTCCACTCAAGTTCTTCTTGAGATGTCAAACTATTTTACCAATAAACCAAATAAAATTATTGAAACTAGAGAGAAACTCTTTCATTGGCTCAAAGCCTGTGGTAAAAAAGAAATAACTGAAGATAAGAATCAGTTAAAAATTTATGTTAACTGCGATTCTCCTAACGAAGCTGCTGTCCTCTTTTCTGAATTTTTTGGAGTCTGATCATGCCTAATTGGTGTTATAACTATGCTACCTTCTCTCATAAAGATCCAGAACAGGTCAAGCGTCTGGTAAATGCTGTTAAAGAACACAATCTCTTTACCGAGTTTGTTCCCTGCCCATCTGAGATTATGGAACATGTTGAAGAGGGCGAGAATTATAATGAACGATGCGAGGCTAAAGCTAAGAGTAATCTAGAGAAGTATGGTTACTCTGGCTGGTATGACTGGAACTGTGGTAACTGGGGAACTAAGTGGGATATCGGCAATCCTGATGTCTATGAAGAGAGTGATGGCTCAGCTGTATGCTCTTTTGATACTGCTTGGGGACCTCCGATTGCTTTCTATGAAAAGATGGTAGACATGGGCTGGGAAGTCGATGCCGAATATACAGAAGAGGGTATGGGGTTCGTTGGTTACTTTACAAATGAAGAGGGTGACGAATGTTTTGACTTAAACTTTGATGCTTTTGACGAAGATTGGAAAGATAATTTTCCCGAGCGTCTTCATGAACGTATTCAATATCAGTATGATGACTGGTTAGAATGGCAGGAAGAAGAGAATAAAACATTTAAAGATGAGATTGGGTGTTAAGAATGGCTCGTCGTCCAGCATTAATTAAACGAAAAGCAAAGACCGTTCGAAAGACTCATAGTGAGGTTTTCCTGGTCAATCGTAAATATCTGGGCGACGAGCCTGAGAATGTGGTTACTCGCGCAGATCTTCTCAATGCTACCAACTGGTATGGTATCATGTGCGACCGAGAGGATGCTCGCGAGTACTTACATACTTGGCTGATGGAGGTAGGTCAGGGAGAACTGGCCAAGGGTATCAAAAAGATTCCTGATACCTGGATTCCCTTTCATGTGGCTTGGCAGTGCCGTATCGCCAGTAAACATAAGAGAGTCCTTGAGGCTGATGCTTATGACCGCATGATTCGCGACATCAAGTATGCGATCTCTAAGGGTTCAAATGATGAGCCTGAGGAAAAACCAAAGGCAGCTGTCGTATCTATTCAGGATCGCATGCGCGAGAAGCTCAGTGATATCATTGGTGATATTGAGGCTCTGATTGATTCAGGCGAAACATTTTCATTATACGACTGGCTAAAGACCAACGAGGTTCCAGCTGCGTATGCCTCTAAGATTGCTGACTATTATCGTCCCATCGAGACAGAGATGCGTCTAGCATTGATTCCTAAAGGTCAGGATGGTTATCTAGATGGGTATGAGAACTGGACCAAGTTACAGATCCGTGCACGAGCTGAGTTTTATGGCAAGATTATGTCAGATGCTGAACGCTACGGTGATGTGACTAAGAAGGTTCGTAAGCCTCGCAAGCCTCGTGCAGTATCGGTTGACAAGAAGCTGCAGCACCTTCGCTACCTAAAGGAGAGCAATGAGTTTAAGCTCGCATCAGTAGCTCCAGAGAAGATCCTCGGAGCCTCAGAGGTCTGGTTGTTTAATGTGAAGTATAAGGTCTTTACAGTCCTTCGAGCACTAGACCGTGGCGGTCTTGATGTGAATAGGTCAACCATCACAAAATATGACGAGAAAACCAGTCAGTCTAAGAAGGGCGGACGTAAGCCAGAATTGGTGCTTGACAAAATCCAGAATGGAGGTAAGATAATGCTAAGGAAAGTCTTAGACGATCTTAAGCCAGACGGAAAGATTCAAGATCGTCTTAACGAACATGTAATTATTTTGAAGGTCGTATGATGAAACCAGTAAATAAGTTTTTTGATGATGAGCATATCGCAAAGATTGAAGAAAAATACAATGCTAAGTATGTCATTGATACTTGTCTTAAATCTCTGGGCGGTTCTTGGGTAAATTCTCCTGCTGCAATTTTTTATACAGAAGAACCACACCCTGAAGGCTCAAACTACATGGCTCTGTATTGGTCAGATATTCACAATGGGTGGATGATCACGAATGCTATCAAAGCTATCGAGGGTCAGTTTGGTGGCTTTCTGTTTGAAGATGGTGAGCTAGTCCATAGTCGTTTTCGGCACGATTGTTTCGTTCATCGCGGAGCAATGGTAGATGGTGGTCGTGACTACTTTAAATCGTCTGCAAATGTTGAAGGCGCAAGACGAATTAGTTTTAAAATTGAAAAAGATCAGATTGTAGAGGTGCAAAATGAAAGAGCTGCTTGATGCTTATTACCAAGAACGCCGCCAGAATGAAGCTCTGAAAGGCAATATCGCATTGCTACAGGCTGAGCTGAAGCGTGTTAAAGAAAACTACGACTATGTTGTTCATATGAGCCAGAACTATAAAGATATTAGCGAAGAAGAAAAACAGGCTGAAATTGATGAAGGAAAAATTGCCGTCCATAATATATCGAAACCAAAATATGTTATTGGTTCTGGCGCAGTTCCTTTCTCAGTAACTGGTGTTGATGCCAGCCAGCATGCACCTAAAGGAAACATCAATACTAGCTTGGTTGATTATGAGTATGATACTGGTCATGTAATTCCTCGTGACGATTCACATAATTGGGGTTGATATGATTCCTAGCTGGTATAAAATCTACACACGCATCATTGACAATACTATAAAGATAGTTTGGTTGATATTACTGATAACATGGCTGCTTGATGGCGCCAAATTGCTTGTAAAATAACTTGACTTTTTACCCAATGTAGGCTATAAATAATATGCGATGGTCGTTGACGTTATACGGCATAAGCACACTGGACTCGGGGGCGGTACCCGACGCCTCCACCATAGATACATGGTGCTGTTACCAATTAAGGTGTAAGGATGCCATCAAAAAGAACGTACAGCTCCGTTCTGGCAAATCGTCATCATGTATCTTTGCTGGGGGCGAAATAGGATCGACAGGTGTGATAAAGGTATTACTGAGATCATAGCAAACGTCATAGATGCAAACGATAATGCACCTATCGCTATGGCACTAGCTGCCTAAGCATGAGCTTTTGGTAGTTTTGGCTTGGAAACAGAACAAAACTACCGTCAATAACAACTTCGTTGATGTAATACTAATCCATTAACTGAAATTATTTTTTTACAATTCAAACAACATACCTTTTTTTGTTGTTTTCCTTGCATTGGATTTTTACCATTTCGGCTTTGTTCTTTTCTTTTTTCTATTAAATGTTCTTTCATTCCAGGCATTTTCCACATATTTAATATTTTATTTTTTTGTTGTTCTTTATTTTTAGGTAATTTATTCATATGCCAAGAATTTCTTTTACCATTTTCCGACATGGTTAACGATATAATTTTTTCTTTATCTATCATTTTAGATAAACCAAGCCAAGCAATTCTATCGTATTCATTACCATGTTGTTCCCATAATTTTTTGTGCGCTTCTGCGTGCTCTTCTACAGTTAAAAGAACAATATTAGATGGATCGTCCGATCCACCAGCGTGTTTAGGAATTATGTGATGTTTGTGATAAATAACCATGCTGTGTTTCCTTTCTAACATAGAGTCAGTGGGATTGCCCTCCGCGACTGACAATATTATTTATAATATATTATCTTCAAGGAACCAAAATGCAAAAGTTAGCACAATTTATTAGCGATTTTCACCATAAGATGTTTGCTTATGTTTCTGAACGTGCAAAGGCGAGCATATGGTTCGCTATCCTTCTTTCATTCATGGCACTGTATGAAGTGTTTGAACATATCGTAATACCAGCTGCTCTATTGGTTTGGGCTTGGATGTCATGGTCATAACTCTATCAACCTGTGGACCTATCGTTTTCGATACCATGTTTTGGTTATCTCTTGGGTTTTTTGTTACGACAGCAAGTCTTATAATCTTCGAAAAATACTTTTAATGGTCTCTTAGCTCAGCAGGATAGAGCAACAGCCTTCTAAGCTGTGGGTCGCTGGTTCGAATCCAGCAGAGATCGCCATTATTCCTAGTTAAAGCTCGGGAAGCATAAGCGGTATATGCCTGCGTCTCATAAACGTATTATAGTGGGTTCGAGTCCCACACCGAGCACCATTTTTTCGCTACCCCTACCATCATCAAAGGAGCAGTAATGAAATTTGCATTCGACGTCGTTAAGTTTAATAATGAGATAGACAAGATGTGTAGAAACAATGTCGATTACATTGACGCAGTCGTAACTTGGTGCGAGAGAAACAATGTTGATGTAGAAGTTCTTGCTGGTGTAATCAAGAAAGATCCCGTAATTAAATCTAAACTTCAGGCTGATGCTGAGAATCTTAATTTCCTCAAAGGTGGAGCTAAGTTGCCGATATGATTGCAAAAGTAAAAGAAGTTGAATGCAGTCTTGATGATTTTGACGATTGGGATCTGAAAGACGAATTACAATCTCGTGGTTATGTTATTGATGGAGATCTTTCTGATTTTGAGGATTGGGAGATCTACGAAGAATTCGAGAAACGTAGACTTGGTAAACCCATTGAACCACTCGAAGATGCAATCTTTAAACTTTATGAAGAATGGTTAGCAGATGAAGGTGATAACGATCGTCGTTTTGATAAAGCACTGCGAGCATTTTTCTCAAAACAACTTGATAAGAATTTATGATGTCAGCATTTGAATGTTATAAAGAATATCTTGCTCTGAAGAACCACTTCACCAAGCCAAGTTATGATTACTTCAAATATGCAGGTAAAAGCAGAGTTTCTTTTGACTCTTTTGAGAAGAGAAAAGATAAACTATACTTTATGAAGGTCGCCAAACACACTGACCCAGTAAACTATATTTTGTCTAATCTCCTTGTGAACGAGAAAACTTGGATAAAAGAAATTGCATATTCTTCAACAGCCGAACAGATCTATCAGGATTGGCTGAAGCGTAAAGAATCACTTACCTACAATTTTACAAACGAACTATCTAAATTAGATGAGGATTTCAATTCTAATTTTAAGATAAAAGACAACAGTCACCCACTGTTGCTGAAACTTTATCTTCGTAATGAAGTTTCTCTTGAGACCCTGATCATACTGGCAGATATGGTTCAGTGTATGGTATACTGGAATAAGAAGATGGAATATGATCCGTCTTGGGCAAGCATCTCAACTAAGATTATCAAGTATAGACCATTCTTAAACTACGACAGAGAAAAGTTTAAGAAGATAGTACTTGACAAATTTAGCGATGTTTAGTATACTAAATAAACTTGAGCGTTATACTGCTCAATTAAACAATACTGTCAATACGATTAATACTAACAATACGGAGAATACAAATGGTAGATTTTTCACAACTTAAACGTAATTCTGGTAAGTCTTCACTCGAACAACTTACCTCAGAGCTCTCTAAGCTCAGTGGCGGTCAGCAAGGCGATAAGAAGTCTGATGATCGTTTTTGGTATCCTAACGTAGATAAGGCTGGCAATGGCTATGCTGTTATCCGTTTCCTTCCCGCTCCCCCAAATGAAGATGTGCCTTTTATCCGTATGTTTGAACACGGATTCAAGGGACCAACAGGTTCTTGGTATATTGAGAACTCACTGACTACTATCGGCAAGACCGATCCTGTCAGCGAATATAACACTCAGCTCTGGAACTCTGGTCTTGAGTCTGATAAGAAGATTGCTCGCGATCAAAAGCGTAAGGTCAGCTTTATCAGTAATGTCTATGTTATTACTGACCAGCAAAATCCTGAGAACGAGGGTAAGGTATTCTTGTTCCGTTATGGCAAGAAGATCTTTGATAAGCTCAATGATGCTATGAACCCAGCGTTTCCTGACGTTGAAGCATTTAACCCATTCGATTTGTGGGCTGGTGCTAACTTCAAGCTGAAGATCCGTAACGTTGATGGTTACCGTAACTATGACCGTTCAGAGTTCTCAACTACAGCGCCTCTTGGTGATGACGAGATGATGGAAGCAATCTGGAAGAAAGAACATTCTCTTCAGGGATTCCTTGCTCCTTCTAACTTCAAGTCTTATGATGAATTGAAGGCGAAGCTGAACCGTGTCCTTGGTCTCGATGGCTCTCCAGCATCCGCTCGCGCGAGTGCAGCTGAGACTTATCTTTCAGCGGAGGATGATGCCCCTTGGAAACAAGAGGCTGCAGCGCCTGCTATTAAGTCTGCACCTGCGGCAGCTCCTAAGTTCTCAGACGATGATGACGATGATGATGGTCTGGAGTTCTTTAATAAACTAGCCAACAAAGGCTAAAGAATTGGGGAGCATTTAGCTCCCCTTTTTTTATGCTGCCATTCCGAACAGATCTTTGAGACGTTTCGCTGCATCAGCAGGTTCAACCATACCAACATTATCTTTATCAAATCTAGCATTACCTTCTTTACCAGATGCCGGAGCCTGACCACCACTGTTAGATGGAGCTTCAGCAGCAATATTTTTATCAGCCGATCTCTGACTTGCTATGTCGTTAGAAGATGCTTTGGCTAAATCGGCACCAGTAGACGGAGCTGCAGGAGTCGGAGTACCACCACCGCCACCACTGGCCGCTTCGCTTCTCATTCCGCTGCCACCACCCTTGGCTGGTTTTGCACCACTACCACTATCTTCCTTCTTGGCTTGTGGTGGAGTAGCTGTATCTGGACCTCCTGAGCCGACTGGGTCTTTACTCTTATCTTCTTTCTTTCCGCCCTGATCACCACCGCCACCACCACTGGCTGCAGTACCCTCAACTTCACCAGCAGCTATGGATCCATTTCTTGGGATATCAAATGTTCCCTGTTCGCCTTTCGCAGCAGAAAAATGCATAGGATCTTTGACGGATTTCCAATTCATACCCCAACCAAGACCCCACTTAGCAGCAAGCGCACCAGTCTCTGCTGGTAGATCTGTCTTTGTTGACTTGTTTGGATTTGATCCAGGATTGATATCGATAGCAGCACCAGATGCGTGGTAACTCTTTACGCTTGGGTTGTTTACGTTTGCACGATCAGCATAACCACCTATGCTACTAATCTTATAACCCGTGGCCTCAAGATCACTAATGAATCCTTGGAAGTTCTTAGCATAAGCACCAGCAACCTGTACCGACTTGCCGCTAGCAGTTTTTACGTTTACAAGATTTGGTTTTGATACAGGACCACCAACACCCTTACTTGCTCCACCTATTGCTGCAGGACCACCAGCAGCACCACCAGATCCTTGACCGCCACCAGCTCCAGATGGCATCGATACTGAAGGGCTACCAGAAGGGCCAGCACCAGTAGCAGCAGTAGCAGATTTTGCTACTGATTCTTTAACTGCATCAGCTCTCTGCATAACAACTGCAGCGCCAGAACCACCACCTCCGCCAGAAGGTTTGCCAGCTCCTACAGGACTGGGTGGGCCCATCTCTTGTGCTTTTGATACATCTGCACTCTTGGCTGCTCCAGCAGCAGGAGCTTGTGTAGTTGGTGTTGAAGTGAATATGATCTTATCTGCTTTAAGGATAATTGTATCAGCTTCAAATGTTAGTTCTTTTTGTCTCTTTTGTTTTTCAGCATCAGCGTCATCTTCTTGTTTTCTTTCAACAGCAGCCTGACGTTCTGCCATGATAGCAGAAGAAATATCGGGCATATTATCGTTGGAAGAAACAATTTGTGGTGTGTTTTGTTTTGTGGCAACAATTGGTGCTTCAGATTTTACTGGTCCTGCAGCTTCTGGTTCTGGTTTAATGTCGCCTTTGTCTTCAAGATTATTTCTACCAGCCTGTTGTTGATCTTCTGGTAATTCTTTATCTTCTTCATCTTTTTGCGATGAGAATTCTTTCCACCAATTATATACTTCATATGCTAGCGCCAAAGAACCTAAAACATTTATAGCAGTCCACACCCATCCTGGGCCTGGTAATGCTAGACCAGCGAGAGCACTACCTGCTCTGACCATAAATCTTCTAAACACAGATGGTGCAGTCTTTTCTAAGAATGTTAAGAATTTAGACCATTTGCTTACGCCTTGTGTCGCTGCATTACTTGCAGCTCCAGCAACTTTGGTTGCTACAGCACCAGCACCTTCGGCGACAGCTCCCGCAGCTTTTGTTGCTATTGAGCCAGCTCCTTCTACTACTGCACCTGCAGCTTTAGAAGCGCCACTTAATACTCCTTTACCAGCGCTCATTAGACCGCTACCAGCAGAGCCTGCGATATCCATAGCGCCACCAGCAAGTTTACTTAATAATCCTGGACCTTCTTCTTTCTTGGCTTGTGGCTGCTGTTGTGGTTTTGTTGATGTAAGATGATCAGCTATATCTTTTAGATACCCATTTGCTGTATCTATCTTATCACCATTACGGCTTATCGCCTCTTCTATTTTTTCCATAGAAAGGCTCTGGCTTACGCCACTCTTAGAAACAGCCTCTCCGTCTTGTTTTTCGGATGAACGAATCTTTTCGCCGTTCTGTCCAAGACCTAATTTCTCAGCTTCTTTTCTAGAGATAAATTGACCGCCACCAACACCCTTGTGCGTATCGGCCCACATACCAGCTTTTTCTCTGAACTCATATCTCTCTCTTTCAGGGACGATTGGTTCGGTAACAGCTGGTTTTGCATCAGGTTTTTTATCTTGGTTAGATTTTAACATATCTCTGAGCAGCTGATTCGTCATCATCTGCTGTTCGACTATCGCCTTAGAAAAAGACTCAGTCGATTCAGACATACCACCGCCTGATTTGTTTTCGGCTTTTGGTTTATTTTCTTCTCTTTTTTGAACTAATCCTTTTAGGCCAGGAAATGCTTTTACGAATAGATCATCACCAATATCTTTGACTGCACCACCAATAGATTTAGTTATAGATTTTGTTAGTTCTTTTAATTCTCTAACGACTTCAGGTTCTTCTGTACCAAAACCATCTCTCTTTTTTACATCCTGTTTAGACGCAACTTTTAGTTCTTTTACTAGACCCTTTACTTCTTCAAAGAATGGGCGAGTCGGACCATAGCTTACACCATAGTCAGCATTCTGTTTCATTTCTTTGGTTTCAGTTTTTGATGTAGTTGTCTGTTTTTGTAACTTGACCTGCTCTTTTGTAAGGCTGATCAGTTCTTTTAGAGCATCATTAGTCTTTTTTTGCTCTTTCTTGAGCTCAGAAACTTCTTTTGTGGTCTTTACAGATTCTTTAGCAACTTCTTTCGCGGAATCTTTATTCTGTTTAGATATGTCAAGCTGTTCCTGCGCAGTTCTTGCTATATCAGGATTATTAGTCTGCTGTAAGAGTCTCTTTAGATCGTCGTCTGTAAAATTAGCCATTAGTTACCTATCTTTGCCAACTTTTCTTGTCCACGAGTATAAGCAGCAACACCAAGGATAGCACCGAAAGCGATATGAATCATACCACCATTAGACAGAGATAGACTCTGCCATGCGGTATAACCTACCTGGACGCCTGATCCTTTGTAGAGAATAGGTAGGAACATAGATATGACTGGGAATCCGATAAAGTCCATAAAACAGATACCCATATAGAGCCAACCCATTGCTGGACGCCAGTATGCCTTTACCCAGTGTTCTTCTTGTTTATCTAGCTGACTGTCTACTATCTTTTCATCAATAGCGGTCTGAGCCAAGCCAACAGAAGCTGTTGCTTGGGCTTGTGCTGTTTGCTGTTGCATTTGCACAGTTTGCTGAGCCATCGTTGAAGATGCTTGATTATTGTTATTGTTCACATCAATCACAGTAACAGCAGGAGCAGGAGCTGCCACTGGCGCATCATCATCAGCTGGTTTCGCAAATTTAGCCATTTCTTTGTTTCTCTTCCATTTCCGCTAGGTGATTCATTATCATCTGAACATAAATATCTCTCTCAAAAGGTATCAGATTTTCTAATTCTGTTATTGAATATTTATGATGCTGGATCATAGAAAACATTGTCAAATAGTAATTTTCTAATGAAGTATGATTCAGCGCAAGGTAAAAAAATCAGATAAGGTTTTCATCTCAATCTGTCGATCGTTACCATTGCTGTTCTTGTAGTTGATCGCATAATAAAGAGTAGGTTGATTTGCCATGAAAGAACGAACTTTTTCAAAGGTCTTAACATCCAAATTCTCAAGGAATTCTTCAATTTCTTTTACGTCATAACTTGATGCTGGATATACGTTATTCTCGTCATAAAACTTATCTATACAGCGAATTACAAGCTGGAAAAATGTCTCATTTCCTGATTCAAAAAACTTCTTATCGCTAAAGATAGAAGCCTCAGGAAACTTCATAACGAATCCGCTATCATCAGATAATTTGATTGTGCTTTCAATCTTTTCTGGAAATTTTACATCTATCGTATTCAGATCTACTTCAAAGTCATAGAGCTGATTATCTTCATAATCTCTGTATGATACTTCAACGATGTTGTTTACAGATTGTGCGCGTATGCGTATGAATAGATATTCAAGGTCAAAAATAGCAAGTTTATCAACATCAATCTCATCAATTGCGCAGTTGTTAACGATCTGTTTAACGGCCATCATTACATCAGTCTCGTCATCAGATTCTCTAGCCATCAATAGAATCTTTTCTTCTTTTACAAGAAAAGGTCTAAATCTAACTTCTTTTTTTGTTGATGGTACTGTTAGTTTAAAAACAGGATGATTAATCTTAGGTAGTGGCATAATATAACTCCATTATTAAAGAGGTGAATTAAAATCAGTTTTTATTACGTTATTGTTTTTCGGTGTTGAGATAGAAGACCCAGGAATTAGATTCGTTAGAACTTTTAAAGGATTTGTAGCATTTGATGTATCTGAACCCTGTTGGACGTCTGGAGCTTTTGATTCTACAGCAATCATCTGCCAATCTCTGAACGAGAACGATACAGTTACTTTCATTAATTCGTTGTTTTGGTTCCAGCTAAGAGGTACTTCGTTTAATGATTCTGGAAAAGCTCTTAGCATAACAATTTCTTTTATCTGATTTCCGGTATTATCAAAAACATACACATGAATATCGGTCGTATAGTTATCTTTGTATTCAGTCTGATATGAAGCATTACGACTAATGATTGGTCGACCAGCTACGATCGCTCCACTAGCTCCAGCAAACTCAAATATGCTGTTAATCCATGTGTAAAAATATTTGTAAATCGCACCTCTTCTATCAGCGATAAAACTTATGCTGTTTGACGTAAACGAGGCGTTATATGGCATTTTTTGGACTGGGCCAATACCATATCTGTTAACATCGCCCATCAACAGTGCGATTCCTGGAATTTTTATAGAATCAGCTCTTACTTGAATCATTTTCTCTATATCAGCGACTGGTTTCCCGTCTATGCTATAGTTTTGAAGGATGTTAGGAGTCGTAAAACCAACAAGATATTTGTTAGTCTGTAAATAACCTGATTTACCTATTTCTGAAGAGAATGATGCGATATTAAAACCAGCCATTATTATAGTTTCCTTACTGAGTCGCTAAACACAGTCTCTTTTCTGGCTTTCTTAAATCTTTCGGTCGGAAGCATTAGAGCTGTATCCCAATATTTAGGCTCAACATTTAAAAATTGACCCTGAACATGGCTCCAGAGATATCTCTTAAAGCAAGGAGCAAAATAACTAGTCGCAGGTAGTCTTTTTAGCGTCTGATATGATATTTTTAGCTTCGTATTTTCGTCATACTTGTCGTCACTGGCTATCCCATAGAGAGCATCCATCAGTTTTGCTCTATAATATCTAGGAAGATAGTGTAAATTTATCCCTGTGAACCCGTTTGGGGCAAAATCGACTACAAATATGAGAGGAAAAGTGTCATAATAAGGCAAGACGTCTTTCATTTTTGGATCATAGAAAAACATAAACATCTGACCGATATTTTTGATAGTAAGCGATGGTAAAACGTTCTTTTTATCGTTCATTAGCTTCGGAGCAGACACGGAACCAACGCTTTGGGCTGCTTCTCTAAACCATTCGCGAGCTGTGCTAGTCTGATTCGGTGTGATGTTGGCTTTATCACCCTTTTTAGCTATAGTCTGAAATATATACGCTGTCAAAAGTTTATTCCTAACTCTTTTTCCGTAAAAATAACGAATTTCCAATTACGATCTTTACAGAAAGACTCGGCGGCGGCCCACTTAGCACTATTTATTCCATATGTGAAAACTTCATTGATGTATCTTCTATTTGGCTTGTTTTCGGGCTTTGGCGCGACGGTCTGCGCAGCTGGTTTTACTTCTATTACCATCGTCTCAAATGTTCCGTCTGGTTTTTTCTTTTTTACCCAAAAATCAGGAAAATAACGATGCATTCTCCCGTCTACAGGCGAGCGATACGGTATACAAAACTCTTCGGAAGACCACTGCACTATCTCTGGATGATCATCAAGATTAGACATCAATTTTAACTCCCATCGAGAGCGATAAATAATATTGGTGGGATTTCCCTTATATTTTGCTGGGTTCTTTGGTTTAAAGTATCCTTTGTAAGCCATTTCTAACCTTAGCAATAAATAATAAAAAGAATATTTATAGGAAACATATATGTCTAACGTAACAGGAACAGTGGGTTCTTTAACTTCTAGATTCGTTAGTGGAGCAAAGGCAGTCGCTGCTGTAGTCCCAACAGCTATCGGACTCGCGGCTGGTGCTTCTGGGGCTGCAGCAATAGCAAGTGCATTTAAAGTTTCTCCTCAGAAAATACAATCAGATAAACAATTTAATGGTGTAGATCTTACTTTCCCTAACGATCTTATAGACGACAGTGCATCTAGAAATTACTATATGACGCTTAGATTTGTCCAATATCAGAGAAGATCAATCTTTGATCCGCCATTTACTAAAGAACAGGGAGGGATTCGTCTTCCTATCCCAACAAATCTTGTTGATAGTTATAGCATAAATTATTCTGAAGAATCTGCAGAAAATCCAGCTGTTGGTGCTGGTATTGAGGGATTCTTAAAGGGCGGAAATAGCGTAAAGAGCGGTGGATTGCAGAATGCTATCGGTAAAATTGCGCAGGCTGGAACTGCTGCTATTGAAGCCGCTGGTGTTAATGCTCTTACTAAAGCAGGCGATGAGGCTTTGGGAAAAGGTGCTTCAGCACAAGTATTACAGCTTGGTGGTCTTGCTCAAAACCCATTCTTAACTGTTATGTTTAAGTCGCCAACATTCAAGAGACATCAATTCTCTTGGAAACTTACTCCTAATAACGAACAAGAATCTAATACTCTTAATAACATTATAAATGCATTAAGATATAACATTCTTCCTGGATTGGCCGGAGAAGGCGGAGCGCTTTTAGGTTATCCGAACATGTGTATGATTAACTTATCACCAAATGAAGAATTCCTTTACAAATTTAAGCCATGCGTTGCGACTGAAATGTCTGTCAACTTTGGTTCAGCTGGCACTCCTGCGTTTTTTAAATCGGCCAAGCCAGTAGAAGTTACAATCTCAATAAGTTTCCTTGAGACCGAATACTGGCTCAGAGAAAATATTGGCTCAGCATCATTATAATGAGTAATTAAATGCCAAATAGATATTTCGAGAATTTTCCAACAATTGCTTATGCTAATAATTACGCTGTTAATATAACAGAGCGTGTTGGTATCTTAAATTCTGTTTTACAGAATCCTTATGTTTATCTTCCACTAGTTAATGTTGAGAACGAAAGACCAGATAGCATAGCAGATAGATATTATGAAGATCAATATCTTAGCTGGATGATTTATCTAGCAAATAAGACGATTGACCCATATTATAGCTGGTGTCTAGATGAAGAACAATTTAACGACTCTATAACAAAAAAATATAATGTAGATGTCTATACATTACAACAAAAAGTAGCATTCTATAGAAATAACTGGTATGAAAATACTGGTACGATTTCTGTTGCTGATTTCGAGGCTCTAACATTAGATCTACAGAAATATTGGGAGCCAGTATATAACAGTAGCTATACTCCTATCGGCTACAGCAGAAAACAGAATGATTGGGTAACAAACACTAACGAAGTATTCACTTATTATGTTGATGGTTCTGGTTTTGTTAAAAATGAGATAGTTGACATTGTTTTTAATAACACAACAACAGGCAGAGGGCAGGTAGTATTAGGAAATACCAGTGTATTAACATTACAACACATGTATGGTACGGTCAATGTTAGCAATACTGTTTCTATAACAGCTTCTAGTTATCTGTATGGTAGAGAGAGTACGTCAAACGTAAACTTTACAGCAAATACCACTGGTGGATATTCGAATAACATATTACTAGTTTCTGTTAATCTACCACCAACAGAAAACACATATTGGAGTCCAGTAACAATATATGACTATGAGAGAGAATCTAACGAAAATAATAAGGTAGTAAACATCTTAAATAAATCTTACATTCAACAAACTGCAACTGAAATAAAGAAACTCTTAGCATCAAATGGCTGATTCTAATCCAGGCGATATTGCCGTAGACAAATTGACTGTTACATCATCTAGAGGATCATTGGATCTCTCTAAATCATTCGTATCATGTTCGATATATGAGAGTATCTTTACACCAGGGATACTGGCAGATATATCTGTTCTTGACGCTGATGACCAAGTCGGTCAATTAAAAATAACAGGCGATGAGACTGTAGAATTTTCATTCAAAGTTCCAGGCGGCAGCAGTGCAGAATTTAAATTTGCACTCCATATGCTTGATGATGGTAAACCAACTGGTGCTCAGAAATCTAAGGTCTATATGCTGAAATGCGTTAGCGAAGAGGCTTTACATTCTAAGACAAACTTTGTTCAGCAGTCGTACAAGAAAACAATCAGTGATATGGCTCAAGATATCTTTCTAAGATATATGAAGAGCAGTAAATCATTTGAAGCTGAGGACACAAAAGGAGTCCAGGATATATTGATATCACACAAGAATCCTTATGAAGCAGTTGATATGATTAGACGTAGAGCGATCAGCGCCGATAACAAATCATCATCATATGTGTTTTTTGAGACTAGAGAAGGCGGTACTAGCCCAAAATTTAAATTTGTTACCATAGAAAAATTATTTCAGGAAGCATCAGTAAAATCTTTTAAACAGTCTGATTCTGTTAACAGTAGCACATCTAATCAGACAGATAACAACATATTGGCATATAAGGTTCCTAAACAATTATCTTCAACTGACCGTATCGCAAATGGTGGTAAACGCAGGACTTCTACTTTTGATTTTCGCACCCACGAATATAAATCTAAAGATGATACGCCAGATCCTTCATCGTATAAGTCAGGCGGTAAAGGAAGTTATGACTCGCCCGAGTTTAAGAGTAAGTATAATGATGGAGCAAAGATACCTCCTCAGAATATGATACCTGTTGATACATCGCAGCGTGCTGTTACAAACATAGCAGATAATTCAAAAGATCAACAGGCGTATATAGCACAGCTGATGCAGAACGCTTTACAGATTAGAGTGTATGGTGATACCAAACTAACTTGTGGTGCTGTAATTGAGGCTAATATTACGAAAAAAGTTTCTACGACTGGGGAATACAGTAATGATACTCAGTTGACAGGTAATTTTTTAATTTCTAGAATACATCATGAGATACAAGAAGAAGGCATTAAGCCAAGATATACTTGTTGTATAGAACTACTGAAGGGTGGATTGGAGAACGGAGTATAATGACTGAAAGAGATTTAGGTAGTAGTTTTGGTGGTATGTGGTATGGCGAGGTCGTGGATGTCATGGATCCAGATCAGTCAGGACGTGTTCGCGTGCGCGTATACGGGCGTCATGATGACAAAGAGAATATACCAGATAACACATTACCTTGGGCCATGCCAATGCAGCCAGTCACATCAGCTGCGATGGGAAAAATAGGACAGGCACCATTAGGTCTTCTTAAAGGTTCTAAGGTCATGGGTATGTGGGCTGATAAAGATCAGCAGTATCCAATCATCATGGGCAGCTTCGGTAAAGCTGGTGATCCTGTTGAAGGAGGATCTGTAACGGATGGTGTTCCTGAGATTAACAAAGATACAGGAAGTATTCCTACAGGTGCAACAAATCAATCTCCTCCTGTTGCTAAGAATCCGTACAGTATTCTAAACCCAGACAGAATAACAATCAATGATATTAACAATGGTGTCAAATCAGTTCAAAGCGTATCTAAAGCTGCTGGCATCGTAAACAATCAAGAAGTCGATAAGAAACTAAAAGAACCATCGATACCCACAGTCGCTTCTGCTGTTAAAGGTTCTGGTGCGCACATTCTTGACCTCGTAAAACAGGTAGACCCAAAAGGTCTTAGTGCTTCTATACCTTCTATGGCTAGTAATATGGCCAGCGTTAGAGATATTGTTAATATCTCAAGTCCTCTAGGTCTACAGAATTTAATGTCTGGCGCTGTTGCAGGTATGGTTGGTAATCTAGCTGGTCAATTCGGTCTAGGTAATATAGCAGGCGTCTTATCTAATGCTCTAAAAGTGGGCGGAGCGACTGGTCTGTTGAATGGTTTAGATCCTAGTCTTGTAAGAGGTATTAAGATAGGACTATCGACAGCAATTAACAGCGCTATGGCTAATGGTGGCGCAGCAGTTCCTCACGCAGTTCCTTCTACTACGACAAGAGGCGCCAATACTCCGATTCCTCTTGCAAGTCTTATTGTTGATAATCCTCCAGATATGTATGTTCAGCAATATTATACTGTTGATGAAGATCCATATCCAGGTTACATAGAATGGTATGACAAAAGATCGAATCAAAAAAGATATACACACAGAAACGGCCAGCCGCATTACGCATCAGCCACAGAGCATGTAAAAGGCAATGCTGTTGCAGCTCTAACTTCTTCACTCGCTTCTAGTCTGTTAAATGGAGCAATTCCCTCTTCTGCATCCGTCTTAGGCGCTCTGAGTGGTGGGTTTAGTGCTATGAAAGTTGATGGTTTGACTAAAGTCCTTGGTTCTGGTATCAGCCCAGATAACATAACTAGCATGGCTTCTAAACTATTGCCTGGAGGACTTGGTGGCGGTATCGATGGTATCATGAAAGGTCAGTTGCCCAGCTCCGTTCTTGGTGAGGGTGCTGGGAAAGCCATGGGAGCTTTTACTCAGGGTCAGGCCATGTTATCTGCTAAAAAGAGTAGCCTCATTGACTCCATCAAACCAAAAGATTCAGAATTAGATAGCAAACTGGATGATTCGTTGAAAGGATTGTCTGCCGCAGATAAGGCATCTGTCTTAAATGGTGGTCTAACGACTGCAGAAAAAGCAGCAGTCCAACAACAACAGATTAACCAGACATTTGGCCAAGATAGACCAATCATAAAGGGATAAGAATGGCGACCGATTATAATGTAAAACATCCGAAACTCCCATATGAGGGAAATTATCCTAATCTTCACGTATCGCAGGATGCTGCCGGCAATCAGATCATCAAGAGTCTTGAGCCTGGAAAAGAGGCATATTTTGAGGTCATGGCAAGCGGCTCTTACTACGGTCATGCAGCTGATGGTTCTAGGACTGAGGTAGTTGTAGGTAAAACCCACCAATATCACGGTGACGGAGTTTCCAAGACGGCTGACGGACACTCTGACGAAAAGGTAAGCGGTTCGGTCAGATCAAACAGCGATGGTGGTAGAAGCAGCGAGAATGGCGGCGACAATTATTCTGGCGGTTCAGGTCATAACGTATCAGCTACACAGGATTCTGGTATCTCCCACAGTAGTGGTGACGTCTTTCATACCTCAGAGGGTAATCATATCACCCAGCATGATGGTAACGTAAGCCATGCTGTCACAGGAGATATGGTTGAGGTCGTTAATGGCCATAAAATGGATATAATAACTGGTGAGTATGGTATAAATATTCAAAGCGGTAATTTTGATATTCAGACTAACGATGGCAAGACTAGAATAAAGAGTTCGGATGCCATCATAATTGATAGTGATACTTCGATAACATTAAATGTTGGTGGTACTTCAATAACTATTACTCAGGGTGGTATTGTTATTGACAGTGGTGGTTCTACTACTATTAAATCTTCTAAGAGCAATGTTATTAGATCTAATAATGGTACTCAGCTTGAAATTGCTAATGTCCCACCAAAAGGTAAAGGTTAATAGATGGCAAGAGCCGATATAGTCCAAAAAGGAAAACCAGTAGAGTATTTCAGCGATTTTCTGAATAATATGGACGTACATCCGATTAACAAGACTCTTGGTAAAGTCATAAACGAAGAATCTGTAAAACAATCATTAAAGAATCTCATACTCACAAATATCGGAGAGAGATTATTTCAGCCTACAATTGGTTCAAACGTATACAAAGCTCTGTTTGAACCAAACGATGTCATTACAGCTGAAAATATAACATACCATATAACTTCAACGATAAAACAGAACGAAAAGAGAGTAATTCTGTTGAATGTTATCGTCAATCCTAATCCTGATAATTATTCTTTTGACGTAAACATCATTTTTTCTCTAATAAATAATCCAGATACTATAAATTTAAATCTAATCCTTAGAAGAGTAAGATAATGGCAAATAGCGCATTAGTATTAACATCGTTAGATTTTGATACTCTAAAATCCCAGCTAAAAACGTTCCTTCAATCGCAAAGTCAGTTTAAAGACTATGACTATGAAGGTTCTAACATGAACGTCCTCCTTGACGTTTTGTCTTACAACACATATCTCAACTCTTTCTATCTTAATATGATGGCTTCTGAGACATTCTTAGATACTGCGCAGCTTTACAGTTCTGTTGTCTCGCATGCGAAAGAACTGAATTATACACCAAGATCAGCGAGATCGGCAAAAGCTACTGTAAGTTGTAACTTTATAACTACTGGTATATCTAACACATTCTCAATCCCAAAGGGGACACAGTTTTCTGGTCAGAATGCTAATGGATCTTATACGTTCGTTACAGATAGAACACAGACCATAACTTCAACAAACAACGTATTCTCTATAACTAGTTTAGATATCTATGAGGGTTCCTACATCAACGAGACTATGATTGTTGATAATACCATAGAAAATCAAAAATTCGTTCTATCAAATAAAAATATTGATACAAGTAGTATCGTTGTTACTGTCTCTGAAGATAATGGTTCTAATGTTAATGATTTTTTACAGAGCGATACTCTGTATAATTTGAATTCTGAATCTCAGATATATTTCCTACAATCAACTTTAGATGGTTATTATGAAATCGTATTTGGGGATGGTGTTTTTGGTCGCGTACCGCAAAACAATGCTTTGATTCTTGTAACATATAGAGTATGTAATGGTTCTGATGGTAATGGCGTAACCACCTTCTTCTTAAACAAAGATTTAGGAGCATACAATGGCGGTAATTCTACAGCAAAAATAACTCCAGTAGTTACATCTGCTGATGGTTCGCCTATCGAAACAATTGAATCAATTCGTTTTAGAGCACCAAGAAATTATCAGACTCAGGATAGAGCTGTTACTGTTTCGGATTATAAGACTCTTATCCTAAACAATTTTCCAGAAATAAAAGACGTGAACGTATACGGCGGCGAAGAAGTTACAGATAGCATACAGTATGGAAAAGTTATTATTGTACCATCAACATTTTCTGGTTCGACGCTTACAAATCAAAGAAAAACTGATGTTATAACTTATCTAAAAACTAAAAAAATCATAGGAATAGAATTAGTAGTTTCTGATCCTGACTACGTTTATGTCGTGCCAACTATTAACGTAAATGTTGATTTTAAGAATACACCCATGACTCCAGCAGAGATCCAATCTTCTGTGATTAATGCTGTTAGTGCATTTAATAAGAGTAACCTACAGATATTCAACAATACCTTTAGATTTTCTAAATTAGTTGAGGCTGTTGATGCAGCAGACGCCAGTATCGTAGGCAATCAGATTAATACTCAAATTTATAAGATTGTAGAGCCTATTATTGGAACAGCTACATCTGTAACAACGAAATTCAATAATTCTCTACTTCCAGGGACGATCAGTAGCAGTCAATTCTTATTGAGTGATGGAAATACATACATCATAACAGATTACAGCGAATTAAATAATACTTTTGAAAGACAAATTACACCTTTGGGATTTTCTGTTTATAATACAAACCCAGTTTTGTATTTGAAGAAAATAACAACAAATAACACATTGGTATATATGAACGCTGGTACTATAGATTATAATACAGGTATATTAAACATAACAAATCTTAATGTTATTGATTTTCTTGGTAATAATGGTATTATTCTGTCAGGAACACCAGTAAATGATGATATTTCTGGTACTTTCAACAATATCGTAGAAATAGATATCGGCGCGATGTCAGTTAATGTAAATGCAGTCTAATGAATATAGAAAAATTTATATCGCCATTAATTAAATCTCAGTTTCCTGGTTTCTATAGAGATCAGGGGCCAAATTTCATTGCTTTCGTTCAAGCGTATTATGAATGGATGGAAAAACAGGGAAATGTTATAAATTTATCTAGATCTCTATCTGAGATTGGTGATATTGATCTTACTACAGCAGAATTTATCAAATATTTTAAGACAAAATATATAAACTCTCTTCCAGATAATGTTATTACTGACAAAAGATTATTGGTAAAACACATCATAGATCTTTATCGTTCTAAGGGTAACGAGAGCTCTTATAAACTGCTATTTCGTATGTTATTTAATGAAGATATAGATTTTTATATTCCCAGCGAATATATGATGAAACCTTCCGATAATACTTGGTTTGTTCCAAAATACATTGAAGTTTCTGATAGTTATTACCTACAAGATTTAGTTGGCCATTCTATCTACAGTTCTGGAAACGGAACAGGGGTTGTTGAAGATTTTACCACAAAGATTGTTAGTGGTAAAACCATAAACATTTTACATCTTTCTAATGTTGAAGGACAATTTAAATATGGTGAAGAAATCTACTCATATGATTTTCCTGAAATAAACATATCTAACGCTCCAGTCATATTTGGCTCTCTTTCTACTGTTTCTGTTACTTCTGGTGGCTATAATTATAAGGTAGGCGATCTACTCAATGTTATTGGAAGTGGTTTTGGTGGTGTTGCTAGAGTCGCAGCCACAACAAACCAAAACGGTAAAGTTACTTTTAATCTTAAGAATGGCGGTAAAGGATTTTCTACTAGCCCAAATATCACTATTACTGGTGGTGGCGGCGCAGGAGCTTCTTTCCAGGTTGGTGGTATAACAGACACTCAGATCGTCTCTCTTAACACAGACGTCATCAATGGTTTAAAAGATACTCTACTGGATATAGAGACTGAGGGTCTAGCTCTTAATGTCTCGATATTGTCTGGCACCTTTATAAACAACGAATATATCCATCTATCCGCTAACGCAAAACATTTTGATGTGGTGCAAATATTTGGTAATATCAGTAACGGCGAATCTCTTTCAAATAGTTCTTTGGGTATTTCAGGTCTTACTGTATATAATTCAGACGGAAATATGATATATTGTATTGGTTCGGATACCAATCTTAACAATGCAAATCTTGTGCCAGGCGTTATCTTAATAAGCAATACTTCTTCTTCGACTGTTAAGATTAATTCCACCTTTCCTAAAGTTACAGTGTCTGGAAACGGAGTCGTTAATACTTACGCATCAAATAGTTCTGTTCTTACGATCTTTAACCCAACTTCTGATATTGGCTATTTTATACCTAGTCTGACTGTAACAGGTAATACATCTGGGGCGACAGCAAAAATTACTGGTATTAACAGATTAACAAACTGGGGTCCGAGTTATTTTCCTGCTGGTTTCGGTAATGAGAATCTAAACAGCAACATTGGTAATACATTAAGATTTGTTGTTAAAGAAGTCGGAACCATAACATTCTTAAATAACATAAATCCAGGCACTGGTTACTCATCAAGCCCAACAGTAGAAATAGTTGAGCCTCTATTATATGATCTTAGAATACCAGACGGCATTGGTGGATATTTGGGTTATGATGCTATCGTAACAGCGAATGCCGGAACAGCAACAGGAATTGTTACTGGAGTTACGATTTATGATTCTGGATTGGGATATATACCAGATGAAAACGTAAATCTAGTAAACGCTAACAATACAGCTACTGTTACTGGTACTACAATTGTTGATCTAAATGGTGTTGGCGCTGGTTCTTATAAGAACACTAGAAGTTTCCTTAGTGAGACTATGAAAATTCAAGATAGCTATTTTTATCAGGCTTTCTCATACCAGATTACAGCAAACAGAATGATCGATACATACCAAAAATTCGTTCTAGACCTCGTTCATCCCTCTGGGTTCCTTCTTTTTGGTGCGTATTCGATCAAAAACGAACTGACAGAAGAATATTCACAACCAATCTCTTTTACATTGAATGGCGTTAGTTATTCATAATAAATACAATAAATCATATCGGGTAAAATAATGGCAGCTTTAACGATACATCATTACCTAGACATTATTGATTCTTTCATCAATAATCTCACGAATTCTTCTAAATCTTATTATCTGTTCATGGGCAGACCACAGCCATGGGTAAATGATTCTGGTGCAAATGATGATACTGCTGTTCAACCTGCAGATGGCTCAGTAAATCAACACGAATCTACAATCTATAATGATATTGTTTTTGGGAAACTAATCTCAAATACAAATGTTTCATATATGATCCCAAGATATGATTGGGCCAATAACACATATTACGACAGATACGATCAGTTTGATGCTAATCTCTATTCTAAGGCATTTTATGTTCTTAACGACAATTATGAAGTCTATAAATGCATAGACAACAATAATGGCGCAAATTCTACAGTAAAACCTTCTCTTACTTCTACGATTGGAACATTCCAAACAGGCGATGGCTATACTTGGAAATATATGTATAGTGTTGGTTCTGACGCAAATACCAATTTTACAAGTACTACATATATTCCTGTGACACCAAATAATTATGTAACTGGTAATGCTGTTGGTGGCACAATCGACGTTATTAGATTGTTAAACGGTGGTAACAACTATCAGGCACATTACAGTGGATTTTTACAAGGAACCGTAAACAATTATGTGGTAACTCTTGATGCTAATGCTGCTCCTATCGACAATTATTATGTGGGTTCTTCGATGTATCTTAAATCTGGTTTCGGCGCAGGCCAGATCCGTAAGATTACCAATTACAATGGCGCAAACAAACTGGTTCGTGTAGATTCACCATTTGATACTTTTATCAATTTTAATCTTGATGGTTATAGTGGCAATTTTAATGTTGGTGATACTCTAACACAAAATATCGATAGTATCGCAGTTTCTTACACAAAAGGCATATTCCAAGTTGGTGACAGTATAGTTCAATCTGATACAGGAGCAAACGGAACTATCGTTACAGCAAACTCTACTGTATATAAAGTCGTAAGAAATAGTCTTGCTACAACGTTCTCGTTAGGTTATCCGTTCATCAATACATCTCAATCTGGCACTCTCAAGAGTGGTAATGTTAATATCATATCTGGTAATAATTGGGTTATTGCCAATGGTGGGACTTCATTTACCTCGAATTATTCTGCTAATGACTATATTCGCGTTGGTTCTGATGCTAATACAAATGTCAGACGTGTTACCTCTGTCAACAGCACAGTTATTATCGTAGATTCTCCTTTTGGTAATTCAGCGACTGCAAATGTTCATTATTCTATGCCATACGTTGCTGAACCTCTTTCTATATCATTGCTCTCAGCGAATGGTACTGTATCAAATACAAATCTTAATGGCGTATCAATAAACATCACTAATCCAAACATACTTGGTTATTATTACATAATCGGCGAAAAAGTTAACATGGTTGACGGAAGTGGTATCAACCAAGGCGTTTCTGCTACAGTATCTTTTGCCAATTCTTCAACAGTAATATTAACAAATGTTTCAGGTACTGGATTTATAGGTGGAGATACTTATTTCCTAAAAGGCGAATCATCACTATTAGAAAATACTATTCATGCTGTAACCAGTTATCCTAACATAACAATCTCTAGTCCAATCGGAACATTTATATCTGGGCAAAACATATTCTCAAAAGATTCTGCTAATCTGCAGATTACTCATGGTTATGCAAACGTAATATCTTATTATACTATTCCGAATCAGTTAACAGAATATGTCATATCTCCAACTGTTAATATTGTTGGTGATGGTAGTGGTGCTCTCGCATACTCAACTGTTAATACTGATATAAAATCAACTTTGATTATTGACTCAACAAATACTATATCGTTTACTGCTGGTGAAATCGTGTATCAGAGTGATGGTACAGCCAATATTGGTTTGGGTATCCTTTATCAAGCAAATAGTTCTACTCTATCAATCAGTAATACTATCGGTTCATTTACTGTTTCGCCAAACTCAACATTCTATATCACAGGATTTACTTCTGGCGCCACAGCAAATGTTGTATCATATAATTTTTCTGCTACATCAAATAACATATCTAGAGTAATAGTAATCAATCCAGGCCAAGGATATACTTCTGCTAATGTTACTCTAACATCAAATAACACATATGGCAATGGTGCTCTGGCTGCAGCAACTATATCTCCAATTTTAGGCCATGGTTCCGATACTCATGCAGAGCTTGGTGCTAGATATGCTGGGGTTTCTGTGTTGATAGATAGCCCAACCAATGAATCTTATAAATTTCCTGTCTATGGAAAATACAGAAGAGTAGGTATTATCGAAAACCCATTATTTGCTGATGCAATGATACAGGTTGGTGATTTTGACAGAGTTAAACTTACTATCACAAATAAAAATGCCAATACATTTGTTCCAGGAGAGATTGTAATTCAATCTAATACGAATGCAGCTGGTATCGTTGTTTATGGTAACACAACATATCTAGAGTTGAGAAATGTTAAAGGAACATTTAGCGCCAATGGAAAATACGCAAACGGCAGTTCTTCTAACGATAACATCTTAGCTCTCAGCTCACTAACAACTGCAAATGTTTCCTTGTCTAATGTGGCTTATTTTAACGTCTATTCAAATGTTGATATCATTTCAGAAACATATTCTGGTGCTAGCGCATATCTTAAAAGTATTCCAGGCGGCCAAAACTCAAATCTATTCTTGACTAATGTAACAGGAAAATTCGAATATAATGACATCGTATATGATGCAGGGTCGAATGCTTATGCTAATGTTACAGCAATATATGCTGCAAACGGTACTATTGATGTTACTTCTTCGTTTGGCCGTAAATTTAGCCAGACAGTTCGTTTCCCATTAACATCAAATACCGCAGCATTTCAGCAATTTGAATATGTTAAACAACAGACTTCTAATTCTATTGGTCGCGTAATAAGCAATAATAACGAATTCGATTTTGCTATTGAATTACCCAGTGGTTCGTTTGACACTGGAAACTGGGTAGTCAGTCAGAATACTGGAGCTAATGCAATAGTAACATTCGCAAATAGCACATATTTAAGAGTAACTGCAGCAAATGGACAATTTTATGCTACGGATAACATTATAAATAATCTTGGTATTACTGCAGAAATTGCTAGTGTTTATCCTGTCTTAGTTCTTGGTGATATACAAGGTCCAAGATTCCAAGCAGGTTCTCTATCAGGTAATGTTGTTGGTACCGATTCTGGTGCGATTGGTAAGTGTTTGCTGAATAATAATAACATATTGTATCCGGATTTGGTTCGTGATTCAGGTGCTGTTACTTATATAGAAAACGTATCTCCATTCACAATAACTAACACATCTCAAGAGAGTGTAAGACTTATTATTAAATTTTAGAGGAAAATATGGCTCTTCAAACAGATCTATCCCGCTCGCCTTACTTTGATGACTACGATGTAAATAAGAATTTTTATCGTGTTCTTTACCGCCCATCTGTTGCTGTTCAGGCTCGCGAACTTAATCAGATGCAGACAATATTACAAGATCAAATTGATAAATTTGGGCGTAATATTTTTAAAGAAGGTTCTGTCACAGAAGGTTGTGCATTTACTTTTGATGATAAGTATAATTACGTAAAAATTAACGATACATATGCTAATGGCGCCGCATTTACTATTACAGATTTCCAAGATAAAGTAATTACTAATGGATTTGGTTTAAGAGCTATCGTTCATAATACTGTAGCAGGTTTTATAACACAAGATCCTGATCTTAACACTCTTTATGTAAAATACATCAATTCAGTAACAAATAATGGTATAACATATACAGCATTCTCTAACAACGATAATCTTGTTGTTACTACACAGGCTAACGTGGCTGTTGGTAACCTTACTGTTGCGACTGTAACCAATTCAACAGGCGTTGGATATGCCTTTACGACTACAGCCGGAACCATCTATAAAAAAGGTTTCTTTATTAGCGTTCAGCCTCAGACATTAATTGTTTCAAAATATGATAATATGCCAGATGGTATCTCTGTTGGTTTTGATGCTACTGAAAATATCATTACACCAGAAGCTGATTCTTCTCTTTATGATAACGCAGCTGGTTCGCCAAACTATGCAGCTCCAGGAGCACACCGTTTACAATTAATTCCTACTCTCGTAACTAGATATGCAAATAACATATCTAACACTTCTTCTTTCTTTTCTTTGTGCGATTTTAAAAGCGGTAAACCCGTTTCTATCAAAAATGATCCACAATATGCTCTACTTGGTGCACAAATTGCACAGAGAACATATGAAACGAATGGTAATTATGTTGTTTATCCTTTTGTTCTCTCTACAGAAGCAAAAGCTGCCAATGATGCTTTAAATTCTACATATGTAAATCTTGTTTCTTCTGCTGGTCTTGGATATGTTGAAGGATATAGAGTACAATATGTCAACAACAATAAAATAAACCTTAGAAGATCAACAGATTACGATACTGTAAAAAATGTTGTTGTTAGCGCAAATTATGGTTATTATATCAATGTTAATAATTTCTGTGGTGAATTTAATACTGATCAATTATACCAAGTAGAATTACACAGCGTTGCAAAAACAGCTGTTACTAGTGGCACTTTGTTAAGCACTGGATATTCTAGCTCTACTAGAATCGGAACAGCATATCTTCGTGGATTTATGTTCAGTTCTGGTAATATCGGCAGTGGTTCAGATATCTATACAGCATATCTATTTGATGTGCAGATGAATCCAGGTAAAAATTTCAGCGCTGTTAAGAGTATCATCAACTATCAATCTTCTGCAGTTGTTGGTGTTGCTGACGTTATTCAGACATATGATTCTACTGTTAATGCGAATATTTCTAAGATTCAGAGCGCCCAGTTTAACAACATGATTTATCCTTTTGGTCAGAAAGCGCTGAAAGAAAACGGTTTCAATAACACACAGTATGTTTATCGCGATAAGAAAACATCATCGTTCGGCGTTCCATCTCTTTCTGGTGGAGCGATGTCTTTCACTTTAAGTTCTGCTGACGGTACTGCAACAGAATCTTTTAATGTTTCTGGCACTCTTTCTCCTGCTCAGACTACAGAATTTTTAGTAGTCCCAACAGTATCAGGATATACTTCTAACTATACTGGTACAGTATCAACATCTGGAAACACAGTAACTGGTTCTTCTGATGCTGCTTTCCTATCTCATTTTGTTCCAGGCGATTATATCAGTATTGGTGGCTCTAATTTCCTAGTAACATTCGTTGCTAATAATACTTCTCTGAATACAATCGGTTCAGTATCAGGTTCTGGCTCATTTGCAAAAGCATTCCCAGCTGGAGTTCCTATCGACTTTACTAGAGGAAATAGATCAGTTGTTATTAGCGGAACAACTGCGACTTTTACTCTAAATGAGACTTTATCTGCATCGTTCAACGCCAAGATCTATTATGACGTTCTTCGTTCTTCTACTGTAGCGATCAAAAAACAAATTAAAAAGAATGTTATCGTTCAAATAAATTGCGCAAGTCATTCTGCTACAACTAATGGCCCATATTCTCTTGGTTTCCCAGATGTTTATAAGATTAATGCGATTTATCTAAACGAAGGAACATATTCTAACTCTGGTATTAATCTATCATCTGCTTTTAAATTTGACAATGGCCAGAGAGATAATTATTACGATCTCGCAACGATTACTCCTATTTCTGCTAATTTAGATGCAAATACTCGCATTTATGTTGATATGCAAGTGTTTACTTATGATCAATCGTCAGGTAAAGGTTTCTTTACTGCAAACTCTTATCCTATAGACAATGCTAATACTGCAAATACAACAGCAATTCAGACTGCTGCTATTCCTCAATATACAGCAACTGATGGTTCTATTTTTGATTTAAGAGACTGTGTTGATTTTAGACCTTTCGCGGCAAACACAGCAAATCCTGCGGCAAATTCTTCAAATTTTGCATCAACTGCTACTACAAATCCATCAGGAACATTAACATTTAGTCTTTCTTCTAAACATTCTTCCTCAGGGACTTATCTTCCTACACCAAATCAAAATTTTGAATCTGATATTCAACATTATTTGTCAAGAATTGATAAAGCTGTGATTAAAACAAATGGTGATTTTATTATCGTAGAAGGTAATCCATCAAATTCTCCTATTCCTCCTGTAGATCAACCTGGGGCGATGACTCTTGGGATTATTACCGTTCCGCCATATCCATCATTAGCAACCCCAGAAGCCAATGATGCTAAAAGATATGATTATGCAATAACAAATTCAATTACTCAGATTAAAAGATACACCATGAAAGATATTGGTGTTCTTTCTAATAAAATTGATAATCTGGAATATTATACTTCTCTCTCTTTGTTAGAAACACAAGCCAAAAATACTCTTGTGCGCTCGAGCGCGACAGGTCAAAACAGATTCCAAAATGGTATTCTTGTCGATCCTTTTAGAGGCCATGACATAGGTAACACTCTAGATCCAAATTATAATATAGCTATTGATACTGTTAAGTCTGAATTGAGACCATTTTTTGATCAGTTCCGTAGACCTATGAAATATAGCCAAGATTTAAGCACAAACACTGTAAAAAAAGGTAATGCTGTTCTTTTAAATTATACAGAAACACAATATATTTCTCAAAATTATGCAAGTAAATATAGAAATTGTATTGAAGGTAATATATATGTTTGGTCTGGCGAAATAAATTTCATTCCTCCTGGGGATACACAACCAGATCTTACTAAGAGCCCAGACGTTGTTAATAATATTGATCTTGCTTCTAATTTTGTTAATATTTCTGCTGCATATGGTACACAATGGGGTAATTGGCAAACAACAAGTTCAGCGACTGATTCTAAGATAGCTGGAACTGATTATAGTTCTGTTACAGATTCTTATGGAAATATTATCAACACTACCTCAACACAAACAGCAACTACTACTAACACTCAACAACAGCGTGCTGGCACACAACTTGCTGTTACTACTAGCACAAATCAATATAATGTGGGAACATTCGTAACAGATGTTTCAACATTACCTTATGTAAAATCTATTGCAGTAACTGTGATAGCTCATGGATTAAAACCAGGAAGTAGAGTCTATGGTTTCATAAACAATATAGACGTGAATCATTATCTTGGGCCAGCTAATAGTTCTTATGTTCCGTCAGGAAATTTAGGCGATCCATTGATTGTTGATAGTAATGGAAATTTATATGCACAATTAATAATTCCGCCAAATACTTTTAGATCAACGACTCTAGAAATGAATCTTTATGATGTTCCTAACCCAGTAACAGGTATAGATGCTATAACAACAAAAGCTACAGGTAATTTTTACGGTTCAAACATAAGTATAGCAAAGGGATCTTCTATATTAAATGCAAGAGAAGCTGTTGTTTCGGTTCAACAAGTTACAGATCAACAGACTATAACTCAAACTGTAGTAACAAGTAATTCTAGTGTTGTTGTTATACCTGCTCCAGCACCACCAGAGCCTCCATATAATCCTTACGGAGATAGTATTCCTGCTGCTTCTGATGGAAATAGTTATGATGGCGGCGGTGGTTGTTGTTTTGATCCAGATACGAAAGTTCTTATGGCTGATGGGTCTTGGAAAAAGATTTCAGATATTTTAGAAGGCGAACAAGTTATAGGTTCCACAGGTAATGTTAATACAGTTACAGGAACAAAATCAACAACTGTTCAAGACCGTATGATGAAAAAAATCAAAGGATATGATTTCTTTGCTACCGATGACCATCTGTTCTTAACCAATAATGGCTGGAAAACTTGGAGACCTGATAGATTAATTATAAACAACAGAGAAAATGCTGTTTTCTTAGAAGGAGAAAACCGTTATACTCCTCTTAATGACAAAGATATTCTTACTTTATTTAAAGATGGAAAAGTAACGAGTGTTCCATATTCTGAATTAGAAATTGAAGATCATATCTTTAATCCTGACTTTGTCGTTCATGATTTACATCTTGATGGCGATCAATCGTATATTGTTGAAGAATTTGTTGTCCATAACTGTGGTGGTGGTGGATGTGGATGTTGTTTTGATCCAGAAGCTTCTGTACTGATGGCTGATAAATCTCTGAAAAAAATTAAAGATGTCGAAATCGGAGATTTAGTTGTCGGTTATGGTGGTCAAATAAATAAAGTTGTAAACGTAAAAACCACAACGGTAAATGATAGACCGATGAAAGGATTTAATGGTTTTGCGTTTGCCACTGATGACCATCTGTTCCTTACTATCAATGGTTGGAAAACATTTAATCCACAAAGAGTTTTTGACAACAATTTAGATGTCAGAGTTTACCTAACTGGCGAAAACAAAACAACCCCTCTAAATGAGAACGATTCATTTGTAATGATGGGCATTTATGAACACAATGAAATTTCAATGAGCAGCCTATCTTATAAAGATTTAGATGTTATCACAGAAATAAAAGATAATGATTATGTTGTTTATGATCTTACCCTTGATGGTAACCATACTTATGTTGTTGAGGGATTTGTTGTTCATAACTGTGACGGATGTTCTTGTTTCTTGGCCGGAAGTTTAATAACAATGGCAGATGGATCTGTAAAAGTAATTGAAGATGTAAAAGTAGGAGAATATGTCCTAGGAGCTTTTGGCGAACACAATATAATTCTTGGTAAAGATAATGTTGTGCTTGGTAATAGATCGATGTATAAAATCAATTCAGAACATGATACTGCTGGGGATCATCCTCACGTTTCTAAAGATAAAAAATTCTATTCTTTTGAGGTAGATGCAATTTATAAAGAATGGGGTGGTTCTTATCCCGTAATTCTAGAAAACGATGAAATTGATATTTTAATCAATAAAGGATTAAATAAAGATAGAGTCCATCAATTAGAACTTGGTGTTGAACTTAAGACTGTAGATTCTTCTAAAGTCGTAGAAGAAATATTGGTATACGATATGCCACCAGAAACAAAGCTCTACAATTTTGTTGTTGGCGGGAGTCATACTTACTTTGTTAATGGTTACGCTGTAACTGGATGGCCTAGAGAAGATGACTTTGATTATGATAAATGGGAGTCAAAAGGAATTCAATTGACTCTTGATGATTATAGAATAAATACAAAGAAGTAATTAGGGGTAAAAATGACTAAACCAATTGCGCAAACTTTCTATATTAATGAACCCGTTGGTGGAACCGATGGAGTAGTATTAACTGCAGTTGATATCTATTTTGCATCTGTGAGCTCAAATTATGGTGTTGAATTGCAGATCAGAACCACTGATAATGGTAACCCAACAACTGATCGTTTACCGAACGGCCAAAAAGTGTTACAAATATCAGATACGTATGCTTCTGATATTACATATCTTAAGAATGGCACATCAACGACCATATCAGCTGGCAGTAAAATTATTACAGCATCTGCTGATGCCACAGTCCCTACAAGATTTGAATTTGATACTCCAATATTCTTAAAATCACAAACATCATATGCATTCGTTATTATTCCGATTGGTGGTAACCCTGATTATACTGTTTGGACAGCAGAATTGGGTAAGACCGATGTATCATTAAACACCCCAATTACTACAAATAATGATACAGGAACACTTTTCTTATCTTCGAACGATATACAATTTACAGCAATTCAATCTGAAGATATTAAATTTACAATTTACACAGCTGATTTTACTGTCAGTGGTGGTTCTGGTACTGCAGTATATACAATGTTTGATGAAGAAAATATGCAGTACAATAATCTTATTGGTTCTTTTACTCCAAATGAATTGCTTTTTATATCTGATACAAATTACAATTTGGCTAAATTGAGAATCGATTCTACAAATACTATTCCTTTCTCAGTTGGTGAAACTGTTTACCAGAGTAATGGAAGCGCCAATTTAGCAACAGGTGTCTTGTATTATGCAAACGGTTCTTCTTTGCTTGTAACAAATACTGTTGGAGCTTTTGTTGCTTCTTCTGGAAACACGACTCTATATGTTCAGGGCGGAGCCTCAGGAGCTACTGTTAATGTGACATCTTATAGTCAAAATGTTATAGCTCAATCAAATTCTACTATCATAGTTCCGTTTACTGGGAACGGAACTGCAAATATTTTTTATGCAAACCAATCAATATATATCGGTACGAACAATCGTTCATCAATGCAGGTTGGTATTGTTAATACTGTTATTAATTCTACAGCTTTTTCTCTTGCAGGAAATATATCATTCAGCGATACCAATTCACTTTTAGGGCAAGTAAGAGGTGATGGTTTAGCTCTTAATGGTAGATTTAGTGGTTCTGTTGCTCAAAACATATCAAATAAGTATATGTCAACAAATTTTTATATTTGGGGATCTACGGCAAACGCTTCTTCTAATTTCTCCAACTCTTATGGAAAATACCTAATAGGAAAATCTTCTCAATCTTCAGCAATCATAAATTCTAATTATAATAGATCTTATAATGCTATTATTCCACAATTTGCTGATATGACTTCTTTTTCCACAAATATCAATTATTATCTAACAGGTATTCAAAAAAATAATACTTCAGATTCATCTCCTATTCCTGTGGTTAATAATTCAGAAAAAGAATTTTACGATGTTGAAAGAGCTGTAAAAGCTAGATCAGACGAACTTATCAATAATGGTGGCTCTTACACAACTTTAATTTCTGCAGAATTTACTACCGCAAACAATAAATTTTCTCCATATATTGATAGTATTTCTAATTACTCTACTTTTACTAGAAATTATACTTTCCAAAAATGGCAAACTTACGGATATGTTCTTTCTATTTCAAATGCCACTAATAGTTTTTATGTTTCTAGAAACAATTCAGGACAACCTGTTTCTCAATCTAATGGTTCAGTTACAGTAACAGGTAATTTCCATTATGGAAACAGTAGTGTTATGTATATTTCAAATACTTCTGGTCCATTTCAGGCTGGTTATAGTATCTATGTTACAGGAAATTCAACTATTAATGCTTATGTTAATTCTTCACAAAAATACGGAGAAATATATAATACTAATCTAATTTATCCAAGATCAAGATATATTTCTAAAAACGTAGTTCTTGCTGATAAACAAGACGCCGAAGACCTTAAATGTTTCATAGCAGCATATCGTCCAGCAACAACTGATTTTAAAGTTTATGCTAAAATTCAACACAACCAAGATTCTTCAGCTTTTAATAATATATACTGGTCTAGAATGGTAGAAATATCTTCGCCTGCTTTATTAAGTTCTGGGACAAATCTAGATGATTTTGTTGAACTTGAATATGATTTTCCGACTAGTGTTTTCTTGGCTTCAAATAATGCACAATGCAATACTTCTTCAGCTAACGTAACAGTTTCTACGACAGCAGGTATCGCAAACGGTAATTATATCTATCTGTATAATACTGCTGCTAATACTTTTATTGTTCGTATGGTAAATTATGTTGCGAATAATACTACTCTAGTCCTAACTTCCAACCCATCAATCTCAACTACTGTTAGTGCTTATGCTGATATTGGTATTATTCCTGGAATTGAAGACCAGACTGGAGCTTTCTTGTTCGCAAATAATAACAACATAGTAAGATACGTATCTAATACTGATGTCGTTTATGATAGCTTTAAGACTTTTGCTATTAAGATTATTCCTGTCTCAGAGACATCTTATATTATTCCAAGAGCCGCAGATATGAGATGTTTAGCGTTGCAGGTGTAAGATGTATCAAAAAGTAATCGATCATAAAGATCTTTTGAGAGATAGTAATAGTAAAGCCATACTGAATCAGGACTCTTCTTCGCTTAATAAATATAAAGAAGAGAGAGAATATAAACAGAAACTTGCAAACGTCGTTAATGAACATCAACAGCTAAAAGAAGATGTTTCTGAGATTAAACAGATGTTAAGAGAAATTTTAGGAAAAGCCAGTAAATGACTATAACCATCTCACAAGTTACTAATACTCAGAGCTTTGGGACTTGGCTCCAGAGAACTAACGACATCGTATACATTATCGGAGCCAATGCAGTAACAGCAGATTCTACTTCTTCTGGTTCTGTTACTACTGGTAACGCATATGTGAATGGTTTCTTTGGCGCTAACAATCTTTTCGTAAATAATTATATTTCTGGTGGCGTCATGGGCGCTCCTAATACTCTTTACGTTACTTCAAACCTTAACGTAGTAAATGCTACAGCATTCTTCGGAAATGCTACTGCTAACGTAGTTCTTGGTTATCTTTCTGCTCCAAGTTCTATTATGGAAGGTTTTGGTAACCAGAATAATTACGTACAGTTTGTATTACAAAATACTAACACTGGTATTAATTCTTCTACCGATCTTGCTCTCTACAATAGTGTAGGTACGACATCTAACGTATTCATTGACTTGGGTATCAATGGTAGCAACTGGTCTGGTTCTTCTTGGACTATCAATGGACCTTCAGATGTTTATCTCTATTCAGGTAATACCAATCTATCAATCGGTACACAGGGTCAGGCATATATCAACTTTTTCGCTAATGGAACATTAGCTAACAACGAAGTCATGCGCCTTACATCAGGCGCGAACGTAGGTATCGGTAATACAAATCCAAATGCTAGATTACAGGTAACAGGAACTGCTAACATCAGCGGTAACGTTGCATTCGGTGGAGTTCTTCAAGTCGCAAATACATTAACTGTAACTGGTAATGCTACGTTCTCGAATACAGTAAATGCGACTGGTCTTGTTACTGTTAATACTTTCAATGCTACTGTCGCTAACTCAACAAATATAAATGCATCAAATAACTTTACAGTAGCTGGAGTTGTTCAAGCTAACTCTACTGTTGTTAACGCAGCTTCTTTTGCAGTAGGAACTATTACTTCATCAAACGGTTTCTTTGCAAACTCTTCGTATGTTACTCTCGGCAACAGCTCAGTGAATACTTACATAACTGCAAATGGTGTTACAACAAACACTGTTAATACATATGTCTTGAATGTTACTGGCCTGTTTATTGCTTCTAACTCAGCTCTCGGTAGTATTTTCCCACCAGTCGGTTTTAGTAACACATACAGCATATCAAATAGTTCTTTATATTATTCGAACTCTTACATATATGCGATGTATACTAATAGCCTATCACCATTCTCAAGCCTGTTGACCATTACATCAAATACAAATATCAGTGGTGTTGCTAACATAGCTGGTAATACCACGATTACAGGGTTTGCTAATATCTCAGCAAATACTACGATTGGTGGCGCAGCAAACATAGCTGGTAACGTTGCAATCGGTGGCGTGGTTTCTATTGCTGGTATCAATACGATGTATAGTAATACGTTTAATTTTAGCAGCACTGCTCAGATAACTGTCGACAGTTTCTCAGCTTCTACATTTAGATCAGCAGAATATCTCATTGAATTGACTGATTCCGGCACAAGTAGCTACCAGCTAACTAAGATATTATTGATCCAGGACGGAACTTCTGCTTATGCTACTGAATTTGGCACTATTGTTAACAATAGTTCTCTGTGTTCGTTTGTGGCCGACATTAACTCTGGCTCTGTGAGATTGAGAGGAACACCAGCAACTTCAACAGTAGTTGCCAAATTTACAAGAAATACTATGGTGGTGTAAGATGGCAACAAAGGCTAACATAGTTGTTGATCAGGGTACTACTTTTAATACACAAATATCTCTTACTGATGATGCTGGTAATCCTCTAGATCTTACTGGCTATACTGGCGAATCGCAGATTCGTAAATGGTATACATCAAGCAATTCTACTTCTTTTAGCGTCTCCCTTAGCACAGGAGTCGTAAATCTTTCATTAGACGCAAATACCACCAGCTCTCTTGCAGCTGGTAGATATGTGTATGATGTTGTCATGACAGACGGCACTGGCGTCGTTACTAGAGTCGTAGAGGGGATCGTTACTGTAACGCCAAGAGTATCACAATAATGGCCAACATTAATGCTACAATAAGAAGACCAAACCTAATCGTAGCAAATACGGTCCCTCTTACTACGACTCAATCTAACCCACCATTATCGCTAAAAAATAATGGTGCATCTTTGAATCAAAATTATATACATAATCTACTAGATGTAGTCGAAGATCATCCATCTGATGGAGCTACTCTAGTATACAATGCGAATACGCATAAATACGAAGTAAAAAACATAACAATTAGCGTGACGAGCCTTGATGGCGGTTCTTTTTAAGATGATTTTATAATAAATATAAAAAACAATAACACAAAGGAACAACCATGGCTAATAACCTAATTCAAATTAAAAGAAGTGCTTCTACAGCTACTCCATCGTCGTTGAATCCAGGCGAATTAGCCTTTTCCAACGTAGTTGGTGGTTCTGGTATACTATTCATCGGTTCTACTGATGGCGGTACTGTTGTTCCAATTGGTGGTGCTAGAACTCCAGGTACTCTTACTGCCAACCAAGCTCTCGTAGCCAACTCTACTTCTGGTATTAACAGAATTTTAGCTGCTAACGTTGATCTTAATATCCTTAATGCTAACGGTAGCCCTGGAACTTCTGGTTATGTTCTGTTCTCTGGTGGTTCTGGCTCGAATGCATACTGGGCTGGTGCTGGTGGTCTTGGTGTTAACACTGCTGCTCAATACAGCTTTACCAATACAATTTCTTTCTCAAATACTGTAACATTCAGTACTTCTATCCTAGCTAACACTATTAATGCTACATCATATACCGCTGCTACTTATGGTGGTGCTACTAGTGGTTTCCTTGCTAACTCTACATTTATTGGTGTTGGTAATAACTCTGTTAACGTAAGCATCAATAGCACTGCATTTAGCGGAACTGCAAATAATGCATTGTATCTTGGTGGAACAATCGCTTCTTCCTATGCTACTCAGTCTTATGTAACTAGCCAAGGCTATATAACATCTTCTGCTCTTTCTGGATATGCTACTCAGTCTTATGCTGATAGTTCTGCTAGCTCGTACGCCAGCACTGCATATTCCAATGCTATGGCGGATACTCTAACTCGTAATGCTACGTATACTGGAAACACTACGTTTAGCTCGGCCAATCATTCGATTACTGGCACCAATACATACATCTCATCTAACACTACGATTGCTGGTACCAATACCGTAATCTCATCGAACGTCTTTATTACTGGCTCATCTCTTGCTGCTCCAGCGATCTCTCTTGGCGGCTCGATTATCCCAACTTCTAACGTATCATATGACCTTGGTAATTCTACCAACGCTTTCAGAAGTTTGTATGTTGGTGGTACTACTGTCTATCTAGGTTCTGTGACCCTAAAAGACAGCAGCGGAACTCTACAAGTTAATGCTGCTTCTGGTGGCGCTGCTTCTGGTCTTGCTGTTGCTAACCTTACTCTTTCTACCAATACATTAACAATCGGTACTGCAGCATATCATGTTGCTAACGGTAACTTAGGTATCGGTAACAGCGCACCAACTGATAAGTTGTCGGTTAATGGCACTACCAATCTTGGCGCGAACGTTGTTATTGGTGGTACTAACGTATATGCTACTTCAGCAGTACTGAATGTTAAAGACATTATTGCTAGTGGTAACCTTACTGTTCAGGGCACTCTTACTACTATCGATACCAATAACCTACAGGTTAAAGATAACTCGATTAAGATTGCTGATGGCCAGGCAAGTTCAACAACTTATGTTGACCAACAAGACTTCGTAGTTTATGGTACATATGGTAACACTGCGAATACTTGGTATGCTGGTTTCTATCGCGACCACGCTGCGAGCACTGGAACAAACCCAGTATTTAAAATCTTCGCATCTAATACTGAACCTTCAGGTGTCGTAGATAATAGTGCTCCAGGATATAACCTTGGTACTGTTAATGCTTGGTTGACTACTGGCGCTTTTGTCGCTAACTCAACTGTAGTCAATATTACTGCGAATAGCACAGTATCTTCTGCTCTTGTTGCCAACACCTTGACTCTTTCGAGCGCTCTTGCTGCTTCATACGGTGGTACTGGCCAGACTTCATATAGCACTGGTGACTTGCTATATGCATCATCTTCTTCGGCGCTAAGTAAGTTATCGGTCCCAGGTTCTGCTGCTAACGGCCAGGTTCTACAGATTACCAACAACCTACCAGCTTATGGCACTCTAGATGGCGGTACATTCTAAGTTATCATCATCACATTACTGATTATATTATAGATTGAAACATTAGTCAAGGATTTTATTATGAATGAAGAATTTATTAATACCTACATTGAGATGATGAACAATAAAGTGTCTGATCTAACCAAATCAGAAATTATGTTACAGACGAGATTGGCGATTGCTGAAAAATTAGTCGCCACTCTCTTAGAAGATAAAACAAAATTAGAGGCGAGCTTAAATAAGAAAGCCTCTAAGACTACTAAAGAAGATAATTCGTTTTAATCCTCGGTATATACCGATTGATGAGGAGAGCCAAAATTGGCCAATAATACCTTTCAGGTAAAGAGAACGTCCACGACTGGCCGCACGCCAAATACGACAAACTCTGCCAATTCTCAATACATAAATGCGGGCGAACTGGCTCTGAATATGACCGATCAGGTTCTTTATACTTCTGACGGTACGAATCTTATCATCATTGGTTCGAATACAGTAAATCATAGAGTTAGTAATACTCTAACTGTTAATGCTATTTCCGCGAACGGTTCTTTAGGATCGGCAAACCAAGTACTGACTTCAAATGGTTCATCTGTTTATTGGTCAACACCAACAGGTGGTGGCGCATCAGTAACAATATCAGATACAGCACCATCTTCGCCTTCGGCTGGTAATCTTTGGTATAGCAGTGCTACAGGTGATTTGTATATATATTACAATGATGGCGATAGTAGCCAGTGGGTTAGTGTTAACGAGACATATCTTGGCGCTCCTGTTAATACACCATTGTTTACTGGTCTTGCTACATTTAGTAACGGTATCAATGTTGTTGGTAATGCTACTTTTACAAACACAACTTTTAGCAATACCAATTTTGGCAATACAATATTCAGTGGTTCTATAACAGCAAACAGTTCAAATGGAACAACTGGTCAAGTTTTAACATCTGGTGGTAGTAGTGGTAACGTATATTGGTCAACACCAAATACATCATTTGCTACAACAGGTAAAGCCATTGCAATGGCAATAGTATTCGGGGGATAATATGGCTAATCCAAATATAGTTGGTGTATCAACAATTTATGGTAATACTAACTTACTAGCGGTAACAACAGTTAACACCGCTATTGTTTCTAACCCATCAAGTAGCGCTTCTGTTTATAAATTGAATACTCTTTCTGTATCAAATATTAATACTGCTGCTGCTTCTGTTTCAGTAATGTTTAATAGAGGTGGTGCCAATACTTTTCTTGTGCAAAACGTACCTGTTGCTGCTAACTCTAAATTGGATATAATTGGTAAAGACACGATGCTATACTTGCTTGAAAATGATGCAGTCCAGATAGTCGCATCGGCGAATGCATATATTCAAGCAATTGCCAGCTGGGAGCAAATAAGCTAATGCCAAGAGCTAGAATGAATGGTGGCGTTACTGGGTATTTCAACTTACCTACTGGATCATCAGCAGGTGGTATCTGGTCAGCTACTGAAGAAAACTTGTATAGAGGAAATAATTTATTTCCTTTGGATTCAACTGGTGGCGATCCACAATTTAACTTAACGTCATTATTACTTCATGGTGATGGTAGTAATGGCGCAAACAACAGTGTGTTTCAAGATTCTAGCGCTACTGCAGCTACCATCACACGCAATGGCACACCGACACAGGGAACGTTCTCACCATTCAGCCAGACTGGTTGGAGTAATTATTTCAATGGAAGCACAGATTATCTACAGGCAACTGTTACAGGATCTGGCACAGGCGATTTTACGATCGAAGGGTGGGCATACGCAACTACATTAGCTTCAGGAGCTCCAAATATATTCAGTATTGTGGCCAGCGGCAGCAGTACGGGATTCCAAGTCTATATGAGTTCATCTCAGGGATTTGGTATAAGAAGTAATACTTCCAATATTTTAATAAATGCTGGCAGTATTACACCATTAGCCAACACATGGTATCATTTGGCAATGGTAAGAAAAACTGGTACCATATCGTTGTATGTCAACGGAGTACTTGCAGCCAGTACATCATCAGCGTATACATTCAGTGATACACAGTTTAATGTTGGTTATACTTCGATCGGAAGTTATTTTGCAGGATATATATCTAATGTAAGATATGTAAACGGCACCGCGATATACAACAGTAACTTTACACCAAGTACAACACCACTAACCGCAATCACAAACACTGTATTACTCACTTGTCAATCTAATCGTTTCTTAGATAACAGCACTAACGCATATACTATAACACCATCAGGCACTCCCAGCGTCCAACCATTCTCACCATTACCTCCCGCTGCTGCTTATGGTGTCAGTAGTGTTGGTGGTAGCGCATATTTCAATCAGGCTAATCCCGATTATCTTATGACTTCTTATAGCACTGGTAATAATTTTACTGGTAATTTTACTATAGAAGCCTGGGTATATTGTTTAGGTGTAGGAACTCCTGGATTCGGCATTTTGGCAAATCAGGGTTTTACTACCAGTGGCGGTAGCGGTGTATCTATATTTTTTGATACCAGTGGTCGAATCGCTTTTTTTGTCAACGGAAACGGGACTATCGCATATTCTGCCAATAATACTGTTAGTTATAATCAATGGTACCATGTAGCTTTAGTCCGTCTCGGTTCTACTAATACTCTGTACCTCAACGGTGTAAGTGTAGCTACTAATACCGCAACACCGACTTGGCCAGGGGCGACTGCATTTGGAATAGGCAGGACATACAACGATAATACTGGCTATCAATGGTCTGGATATATCAGCAATCTACGTGTTGTAAATGGTACAGCAGTATATACATCTGCCTTCACACCACCAACCGCACCAGTTACTGCTATTGCCGCTACCCAGCTGCTAATAAACGGCACTAACGCTGGTATCTACGATCAGACTGCTAAGAACGATCTTATTACGGTTGGTTCTGCACAGATTAGTACTACACAATCTAAATTTGGTGGCAGCAGCATATTATTCAATGGCAGTACAGATTATATCACTACTCCCAGCTATCTGAATTGGCAATTCGGCACCGGTGATTTCACTATAGAAGCATGGGTATGGAAATCAGCCAACGGTACTAATGGATATGATGGTGTAGCACAATATGGAAGCGCTACCAATGCTAGCGATGGCTGGTATTTTGAGATAAGTTCTTCTCGAGGATTATATTTTACTATCAACGGTTCTACAGTAACTTATGGTACATGGACAAATGACAGCACATGGCATCATGTAGCAGTAGTAAGAAGCAGTGGAATAGTTACTATATACAAAGATGGAACAAGTGTAGCAAGCGGTAGTTTAGCAGGATCTGTTCCTACGACCGGTACAGTAGGAAGAATAGGATCTACATATAACGGCACTACTTACTACTATTATAACGGTTATATTGACGATCTACGTATCACCAAAGGTTATGCCAGATATACCTCAGCCTTTACACCATTATTATCAGCATTCCCTAACCGATAAATACATGAAAAAAGAGTAAACAATGGCAATTAATTTTCCAACAGGTGTAGCTAACGGATATATTTTTACTGACTCGACTTCAGGCAGTCGTTTCCAGTACTATAGCACACCTGGTGTTTGGAAATACATTGCTTATTCTACAACACCAACGTTAGCTAAAGCATCGCTAACAGGGGATGGTACAACAACATCATTTGGTATTCCAGGTGGTTATGTCGCGAACCAGATAAGCGTATATCTTAACGGTTCTTACCAGAGACCTGGAGTTGACGTTAATATTGGTAGTGGTGTTAACATCGTGTTTACGACACCACCACCGAACGGTTCATTGGTTGATGCTGTTGGCACAGGAACATTCTCATTCAATGGTGCATCAGTTCTGGTCAATCAGCAGTTTACAGCAAACGGAACTGCTAACAGCTTCGCTATTACTGGTGGTTACCTGCCAGGAATGCTTTCTGTCTATCTTAACGGTGTAAAACAAATACCTGTAATTGATGTTAATACGACTTCTGGTTCAAATGTTGGGTTTGTTGTTACACCACCAAATAATTATATTGTTGATGTATTTGGTTATCAATCAGCGATTACTCTATCTTCAAACTCGCTTGTTGTTGGTAATACTACAGTCTTAGGAACAGCAATTACTGTTGGTAATACATCTGTTAATACTACAATTACAACTAATACTGTTACAAGTAATACAGCTGTATTTAATTACTATAACGCAAATGGATCAACAGGAACGGCAGGACAAGCACTAGTATCTGGTGGTCCTAGTGGTAATGCTTACTGGGGATCAGGTGGATCTAGCAATGCTAAGATCTACGGAATTTCAATGTTTATTGGGGGATAACAATGGCTAATCCAAATGTATTCAATGGTTCGACACTATACGGTAACGTTGCTGGATTGGCAGTTGGCACCTCATACGCCAACGTAGTGCAAAATCCAGCATCATCAAGTAGCTTGTATAAAGTAAAATCATTAACTGTTACAAACGCATGCACGGCTCTAATTAACATAACACTCCAATTAAATCAAGCAGGAACAAACACATCAATTGCAGCTAACGTTGGCGTGCCATCTCAAGCAACAATGGTTTTTATTGCAAAAGATTCTGAAATATATTTGTTAGAAAATAACTCATTACAAATCAATGCTGGTTCTGCTGGATATATCACAGCAATAGCAAGTTGGGATCAAATAAGCTAATGAGAATTAGAAACAACGGTGGTATAATAGGGCCAGCTGTAACTGTATCGGGTCAAATTGCACCAGGTGTCTGGTCTAATCCCGAAACAGCGTTGTATTTAAATGCTGGTACATGGCCAAAGCCCGTTGGAGCTGTAGCAAAAGCAACAGGTGGAACTATAACTTTATATCCAGGTCTTGGTGTATTCCATACGTTTACGTCAGCATCTAATTCGTTTGTTCCATCAATTAATATGTCTAATTGCACCATTTTTCTTGTTGGTGGCGGTGGAGGCGGTGGTGTTAATAACTTCCCAGGATCTGGTGGTCCAGGTGGCTATGTAACATTACTAACTAACCAAAGTTTTACAGCATCAACAACATATACAATATACGTTGGAGCAGGCGGCTCTGGTGCTGGTGGTGGTGGTTATTCTGCTGGTGGCAACGGTGGTACTACCACTATAGGTGGTGGCGCTATATCTGCACAAGCTAATGGTGGGACATGGTTCGGTGTGTATCAAACTCAATCGGGTTATAACAACAATGGTTCGACCGGATCATATACAGGTACAAACGGAGGCGGTGGTGCCGGATCGGGGGCTGCTAGTTCTGGTGGTAATGATGGTGGGTACGGCTCGACATTAGGGAATACACTAACAACACAAATTGCTGCAGCTGGTGGTACCGTTTATGGACATTTAGTTTCAGGAACATATTATTATGGTGGTGGCGGTGGTAACTATTATTCAACTACTTACACCCCAGGTGGCGGTGGTATTGGTAATTCTAATCACACTACAGCTGGTACAAACTATACTGGCGGTGGTGGCGGTGGTGGCGGAACAATTGGTGCTGCTGGCGCTGCTGGTGGTACAGGTGTCGCAATCATATTTTATCCATACTAATAAATACAATTAAAAAGGTAGACAATGACTTTTACTAATAGCCTTGCAGGTTTAGCCAATAATGCAAATGCGATAGTTAGCTCTATCTCAGTTAACGCTACTGCTGTTACTGCGGTAACTTCAAACTTGGTTACGACAAGTTTTATATCTGCAAACGGTACAAGCAACACAGGTTCAGCAGGGCAGGTGTTAACATCAGGCGGTTCTGCATCAAACGTATACTGGGCTAACTCAGCTACTTCTGGTAAAAGTATAGCTCTTTCAATGCTTATCGGGGGATGATATGGCCAATCCAAATATAGTTAACATAGTAAATATGTATGGTAACACTGGTACTCTTGCAGTTACTACATCTTACGCTAACATCGTTCAAAATCCTGCTTCATCAAGTAATCTTTATAAAGTAACTAACCTTATTGTTACAAATGCTTGCACAGTTGCTCAATCTGTTACATTACAAATAAATCAGGCTGGGACAAACACTACGATTGCTGCAAACGTATCAGTTCCAGCAGCTGTCAGCCTTGTTATCTTAGGTAAAGATACAGCTATCTATTTGTTAGAAAATAACTCATTACAAATAAACGCAGTAGCAAACGGTTATATTACAGCTGTGTGTAGCTGGGAGCAGATCAGTTAATGGTTAGAATAAGAAACAATGGTGGGATAATTGGTCCTTATGATGCAACCAGTAGCAGCAATGCAACTGGTATCTACACAATTGTAGAAGCGCAGCAATATAAAGGCAATAATAGTTTTCCACAATATGTTTTTCCTGTTGATCCACAATTTAATCTTAATTCTATGTTATTACACGCTGATGGTGGTAATGGAGCAAACAACAGTGTGTTTCAAGACAGCAGCACTAATGCATATACTATAACGAGAAATGGTACTGCAACACAAGGAACAATAAGTCCGTTTAGTCCAACAGGTTGGAGTACTGTATTCAATGGTACATCTGACTATCTTACTGTGCCTGGAAGTAGCGCTTTTGCATTTGGTACAGGTGATTTTACCATTGAGTTTTGGGTAAGATCTATTAGTAGTGGTACGTCAATGAACTTGATCTGGATGACAAGTAGCTGGGGTATCATAGTTTACAGTAACAGTCAAATTTATTATCAAAATGTTGTAGCATCAACAAACGTGATTGGTGGTGTTGCTTATGGTAATCTTTTTGATGGAAACTGGCATCATGTTGCACTGTCTAGAGCAAGTGGCCAATCAAGATTTTTTATTGATGGCACACCAATTGGTACAGCGACAGCGGACACAATCAATTACACAGCTACTAATACAATTAACATAGCAAATGTTAGTGGCTATGGTTATTTTTCTGGTACAATGAGTAATATAAGAATAGTTAAAGGTACATCACTCTATGGTGTTACTAATTCTTTTACCCCTTCAACAACACCACTAACTGCTATATCAGGTACAAGTTTACTTACATGTCAATCTAATAGGCATTTAGACAATAGTACTAATGCTTATACTGTAACAGCAGCAGGAGCGCCAACTGTTCTAGCTACATCACCATTTGCTCCTAGTGGACCGTATGGTGTTAGCAGCGTTGGTGGTAGCATGTATTTTAATGGTAGTACGGATTATCTTACGGTTCCGTATTCAGCGTCTTTAGAAAAGTATACGGGAGATTTTACTGTAGAATGTTGGTTTTATATGACTAACACTTCTGGCACTCAGCCTATAATAAGCCAGCGAACAACCAACAGCACTTATTGTCCTTATCTATTATGGGTATCATCCGGAACACTTACACTTTATATGTCTTCGAATAATTTCAGCTGGGATGTTATCAATGCTCAGAGTTTGGGCACAGTTGTTGCTGGACAGTGGTATCATTATGCCCTTGTAAGATCTGGTAGTGCTATAAAATCATACTTAAATGGTGCAGTTGTTGGTGCTGGTGCTACGAGCAGTGCCACTTTGGATGCTACATCATCTAATATTCTTAGAATTGGAGCAACAGGGGATCCTACTTATTTCAATGGTTATATCACTAATGCTAGAATTGTAAACGGAACTGCCGTTTATACAACTAACTTCACACCACCAACAGCACCAGTTACAGCAATTACAAACACTCAATTATTAGTAAACGGAACTAATGCTGGAATTTACGATCAATCTACTAAATGTGATCTTTTAACTTATGGGGCTGCTCAAATTAGTACAACACAATCAAAATTTGGTGGTAGTAGTATTGCGTTCAATGGCTCATCAGATTATTTAACAATCCCATGGAACTATAATATAGATGTTACAAATGCTCCATTTACATTTGAGTGTTGGGTGTATGTGACTGGTACTAATACGTATCAAGTTTTAGTATATCAGGGTGTTGGTACAACAAGTAACAGTCAATATACGTGGAGAATAATACTTCGTTCAATGGTGCCCAATTTTGAAACTTTCAGTGGTTCTAGTTATGTTAGTATTGCAAGTTCTACAGGAGCTTTAAGCACAGGTCAATGGTATCACATTGCAGTAACAAGAAATGGTAGTGGTGGTGCAATCTACGTGAACGGCACACAAACTACTGGTTCTGCATATACAGCTTTTAATAATTCTGGAAATTTTACCATGTATTTGGGTGCAGAAGGTTCACCTGTTGAGTATTACCTACAAGGTTATATGGATGAAATACGATTTACAAAAGGTTATAATAGATATAGTGCATCATTTACGCCTCCAACAGCAGCGTTTAATAACCAATAAATACAGTTAAAAAGGTAACGAATGACACAAAACTTTAACTTAGGATTCTTTGCTCAAAACCTTACTATCAATGCTACTGCAAATAGTATCAGTGTTGGAGCAAACACATTTGCATATCCTAACGGTGAGGGTGTTGGCACTACCTATATACTTGATGACTTCTCATCTCTGTTTGATGGTGCAATAACCAATACATTCAAAATGTCTGTCAACAATACGCCTGTTACACCATCTAACCCAAGTATGGTTACAGTGTTTATAGGTGGTGTTCCTGTTACACCAGCAAAATATGATTATGTCAATCAACCAGAAATATCATTCTATTCATCGGGTTTTAAGATATTCGGTTCTAATATTACCTTTACTACTCCACCAATGACTGGAATGAATTTTTACGGAACTTATAGAACAAACCAAGATTCCGCTCCAACTTTTAATTATTCACAAGTACCTTTCCAACCACTAAATATAATGCTTGGATACTAAAGGATCAAATAAATGGCAAGAAAAGTAATTCTCGATAGGTATTATACCTTTACACCTTCAACAAGAACAATCGTAATCCCACGTGCTGTTCCGAAAGAGCGTCTTATCTTAATTACTGACGTAACAACAAACGTCGTAATCTATAACTTTTCTGATCCAAACCTGCTCTCGACCTCGTATACTATTGCGACCGATTCGAGCGGTAACACTACGACAACAATCGTATTAAACTACAATACTGCTGCTCTATCATCTACCGATAGCTTACAGATTATCATCGATGAATATGACGAAAAGTTCAGCCCATCTGAGACATATCTTGATCCTGTTAACAAGCTGCGTGTATCTCAGCCACAGTCATTGATCGATACCGATTTTGAATACTCAACACAGGCTACAAAGTGGGAGCCACTTGCTCTCCTAAACAATCAGCCATTTGCTTACTATTATCAGACAACACCATTAACGATTACTGATATTCAAGCAACACAAGGTTCTAGATCATATGTTGCTAATACGAATGCTAACCTTGCTGTTGGTACTCCTATCTCAGTATTAGATACGCTTTATGGTGGTGCTGATGGTACATACATTATTGACTCATCTAACGGAACCAATTTTACTTATACTGGAAAATTCTATTATCCAGGTACATCTGGCACCGTATACAGCAATAACGTAACAGCAATCTATCAGGGCTACCAATATTCATTCGCTCCAATATCTCTTTCTGCTGTATCGAATACTTCAAACGCAATTTCTATCACTACTACTCAGCCTCACAACTTGGCTCTTGGTAATGAGATTGCATTGGTTGGTACCACAGCAACATCTGGTGCTCCAAACGGTTCTTGGGTTGTTAGCACCATTGCAAACAGCACAAACTTTATTGTTTATACTAATGCTACTCCAGGTGGCGCTGTAACAACGACTACGGCTCTTGCTGGTAACGTAAGTACAGGTAACGTAATCATCAATACTATTACAAGTACTGCTAACATTGCTGCTGGTATGATTGCAGCGAATGCTACATATTTTACAGCTGCTCCGCCAACAATTGTTACTGCAGTTATCAATAGTACTGCTGTATCAGTATCGCAACCACCATTAGCTTCAGCAACTAACGCTACTATTAACTTTGGCGCAGTAGTTTACCCACGTCCAATGGGTTCTACACTCCATCGCCCATTCTCTGGTGGTATTCGTTTTAGTACTAATTCGCCAAGTCATAATCAACAGTATATCCGCCAGACTCGTCGTTATTTCCGCTACCAGTCTGGTAAAGGCATTCAGATGTCAACAGGTACGACTCTGAAGCCGAATATGTTTATTGATCAGCTGACATCTTCTGGTAACACAGTAACAGTCTATACAAAAGACCCACATAATATTACCAATGGTGCTACAGTTAACATCGCTAACACAAACGAAACAGGTTATAGTGGTACTTGGACCGTTGCAAACGTAATCAACCCATATGCGTTTACATATGTCTCAAACTCAGCTCCTACAGTAACTACTGCTTCTGGTAACTATAACGCATCTGTTGCTGGTTGGTACGGTGGTTCGACTCGTATCGGTATTTTTGATAACATGAACGGTATGTTCTGGGAGTTTGATGGCCAGACTCTGTATGCTGTTCGCCGTAACTCAGTTTATCAACTAGCTGGCTATGTATCTGTAACTCCAGGAAGTGCGACTGTTACTGCGAATACTTCTCTATCAACTGGCGTATCTACAGCGTTTTCTAAACAGCTAGCTGTTAACGATTTCATCGTTATCAAAGGTATGTCGTATCGTGTTACAAATATTCTATCCGATACTACAATGACAATTAGCCCTGCTTATCGTGGGACAGCTTCTTCGCCAAACGCAATTATCACGAGAACAGTTGATAACAGAACACCTCAGAGCGCTTTCAATATCGATCGTCTAGATGGTACTGGTCCTTCTGGTTACAACATTGACTTGACTAAGAACCAGATGTTCTATATTGACTACTCATGGTATGGTGCTGGTTTCATTCGCTTTGGCGTTCGTGGCCCAGACGGTAACGTAATCTACTGCCATAAAGTAATCAACAACAACGTAAACTATCAGGCTTACATGCGCTCGGGTAACTTGCCTGGACGTTATGAGACCAATACGTTTAGTAAGATTACTAACATTACATCCAGTGTCGCGACTGGTGATACAACAATTAACGTCGCTAATACTGTTGGCTGGCCAAATACTGGTATTGCATGGATTCGCACCCCAACAACAAGTGAGTTCGTCAACTATACAGCAAAAACAAATACCAGCTTGACAGTAGCAAGAACTCTCGCTGGCGCGAGTGCTGTTACTACAAGCACTACAAATAACAGTCCTGTTGTTGTAGTTTCTTCTAACAGCAACATTCAAGTAGGTCAATATGTTATTGGTACTGGTGTTCCTCCAGCTGCATTCGTTACAAACGTAGTGGGAACTAACGTAACACTGAGTGTCGCTACAACGAATACTAACGCTTCTGCAGCGCTAACTTTTGCACCTATGGGAGCTACTGCCGCCCAGACGTTCTCATATTCTGCAACAGCTCCTGTCAACGTAGAACTCCATGCTCCATCTTATGCATCAGAAATTAACCACTGGGGTACTTCTGCTATTATGGACGGTCAGTTTACGGTCGATAAAGCATACGTCTTTACGAAGGGTATGACAACTTCAACCACTGTTCCTACTGGTAACACATATGCTATTATGAGCTTCCGTATTTCTCCTTCTGCATCACAAAGCCAGCCAGGAAACGCTCTCGGTGTTCGTGAAATTGTTAACCGCATGCAGTTGATTCCATACGAACTTGATATGGTTACACCTGCTTCGATGCTTGTTAGCGTTTACTTGAACACTCCGATAAACTTGCTTAACCAGACATGGACAAACGTAGGTGGTTCGAGTCTATCACAGTATGTTTTCCATAATGCTAACACTATCGTAACTGGTGGTGAAGCCATCTTTGGTTTCTATCTAAACTCATCAGGTGGTAACAACGTAACAGTGACTCAGCAAGATATGACCTTCATCCGCGATCTTGGTACTTCTATCTTAAGTGGTGGAACAGCAACTGCTGGTTACGGTATCTACCCAGACGGACCTGATGTATTGACTATTGCTGTTACCAACCTAACAGCTGGTGCTAATACCGTTTCTGGTCGTTTCTCATGGACAGAAGCTCAGGCTTAAGAAATGGCTGTACTCAATAAAGTTTTTCTCCAGAACGATGGACTACAAGTTGGCAATAACCAGCTTGTAGTTTCTGGAGGAAACGTATTGGTTGGAAATACTTTAGCTATTGGTAATACAGTAATTGTTCCAAATATATCAGTTAATGGATCAATAGGATCTGCAGGGCAAGCATTATTAAGTGGTGGATCGACATCGAATGCTTATTGGGGTGTTGCTGGGGTTAATACTGCATCTCAGTATACTTTTACCAACACAATAACTTTCAACTCTTCTGTGTATTTCGGCGCTGTACCTTCGACTTCATTTTTGGCCAGTGGTGCGCCCATATTGGAGCCAGTAAACGCAAACGGATCTGCTACAACAGGTACTGTTTCGGTGAACGCATCAAATGGTGGTATCTTATATCTAACCTCAAATTTAACAGGAAGTCTGACTCTCAATTTTATCGGTAATAGCTCTGTTACTTTTAATTCTTTGTTGGCGAATGCGCAGAGCATGTCATTTTCTATAATAACAAGTACAGGAGCAACAGGATACACTCCTACATCAATACAGGTCGACGGAACTGCAACTGGTGTTACCGTCAAGTATCTTTATGGCGGTTCTTTCGTAGCTGACAGTAATGCTACGCATCTTTACAATTTTATCGTTATAAAAACAGCCGCAACTCCAACATACACTATTTTGGCTTCTCAAACTAGGTATGCATAATGCCAATACTAGCTTCCGTTTCAGCATCATCTAAAACAGTCGTACCATCGAAACCAACACTAACATTTGATTATCTGCTTGTTGCAGGTGGTGGAATGGGTGGTGTTTCTAACTATTTTAACTACGGAAGCGGTGGTGGTGGAGCAGGTGGTTACATATACAATACAGGCGTAACTATACGACCTGGAACAACATTGTCAGTTAATGTTGGTGGCGGTGGTGGTACTGCAGCAACATTAACAACAAGAAATGGTATAAATTCATATTTTACAGCAACTGGTGCTACAGTTTATGGTACTAATACAGCAGTTGGCGGCGGCGCAGGCGCATCGGTTGTTGGTTCTAGTGGTGGCGGCAATGGCGGTAATGGTGGCTCTGGTGGTGGCGGTTCATCAAACGGTCAATCATCATTTTCGGGTGGTACTGCAGTATCCGGTCAGGGTTCTAGTGGAGGAAGTAGTGGTGGTTTTCCTTCCGGTCCAAGAGAATATGGTGGTGGTGGTGGTGGATATCTTGGATCGGGTGGTTCTGCTAACGCTACATATGCTGGTAATGGAGGTCCGGGAGATTCGCCTCCAATATGCGGAATCAGTAGATATACTGGCAGTATTTCTGGAACAACTTTAACCGTAACAGCTATATTAAATGGAAATATAACTCTTGGCCAAGTTCTAGTAGGCACAGGTATAACAAACATTACATACGTCACAGCTCAAAATTCTTCAACAGAAGCAAATAGCGCTTTGGGTTTGAGAGGAACTTATACAGTTACAACTAATACAGCGACAGTAACACAAACAGTTGGGCCTTTGACGATATCAGGCTATCGTTATTTTGCTGGTGGCGGTGGTGGTACTCCGTATTTTGGTTATGCTGGTGGTTATGCTGGTATTGGTGGTGGTGGAAGAACTGGAACATCTGGCACAAGCGGCGCTCCAGGTATAGATGGTACGGGAGGAGGATCTGGTGGTAGCGCGACAGCAACAGCAGCTAATGGAGGAACTGGTGTCTTCATATTATCGTATTCAAACAGTTATAATTTTGGTGGCACATTAAGTCTTTTCAATCATAATGCTAACACATTTTCTTATACTGGCGGATCAACTGCTAATGCTTTGTATGAATGCACCCATTCAGCAGCCAATACTCAAGTTGCATACACACTAACCTACTAAATAGTTAAAACAAACAGGATAGTAGTTACCAATGACAGGATTTTCTCCTAATGTTCCAGATCTATATGACTTAGGAAGTAATACTGCTGAGTGGGCGAACGTATATTCTAACGCCGCAATTCTAAACCAACTCTATGTTGGTAATAATATAACTGCCAATTCATCAAATCTTACAGTAAATTCATATGCTCTGTTCAGTCAGAACGTAGAACTATCAAACTCTACGATGATTATTGCGAGCGGTTCTGCTGGTCTTGCTGGTCAGGTCTTAAAGACGGACGGAACAAGTATATTATGGGGAACAGTATCCGGAGGCGGTAATAGTAATTTTGACCCATCTCTAAAATATACATTCAGTAATACCATAACATTTGGTAATTCAACTGTCAATACAGTAGTCAATTCATCAATAATCAAGATTGGCAATTCTGCTGTAAACGCTTCTATAAATTCTACCGTATTTACTGGTACTGCAAATAATGCTCTCTACATTGGGACGCTGTCAGCAGCGAATGTCGTATCTAATGCACAGCTATCTTCTAATCTGGCAAATTATGTAACGACTACCAATCTAACAAGCAATCTGGGAAACTATCAGACATTAGCAGGTTTGTCTGCTAACGTAGCTCTATTGACGTCAAACAATTCTTTATATCTTGGCGGTAACGCTGCTTCTTCTTATGCTCTTAAGACTTACGTTGATACTGCAGCCCAAACAGCTTTTACTAATGCTATCAATTATGTCGGTGGTAATTCTGGTCCCGCGACCGCATACGCGAATGCTATAGCTCAAGCTAATATATACGCAAACAATGCGTATAACAACGCAACATCATATGCAGCAACTATAGCAGCTACAGCGTATAGTAACGCAGCTTCCTATACCGATTCTAAATCTGGTGTTGCTTTTTCTAATGCTGTTTCTGCAGCCTCTTCAGATGCAACAACAAAAGCTGCGACTGCTTATTCTAATGCTATCTCTTTTGCAAATACGATAGCGAACACTGCCTATTCCAACGCCATCGTATTTGCTAACACGATTGCTAATACTGCCTATGCGAATGCTGTAATATTTGCTAACACAGTCGCAAACGCAGCATATGCTAATGCTGTATCGACTGCCTCTTCCGATGCGTCAACGAAAGCTGCGACTGCCTACTCGAATGCTGTGTCATATACCGATACTAAAGCAGGTCAGGCGTATACTAATGCTATCGGTACAGCTCAGATAACAGCTAACAATTTAGCAAGTAATGCCTATGCCAATGCTATATCTTATGCAAACGCTGCAGCTTCTAATGCTTATTCTAATGCTGTAATATTCGCAAATAATATTGCCAATACTGCTTTTGCTAATGCTGTTGCCAATTCTAAGAATTACACCGATTCGGTCGTGAGTAATGTTAATACAGCTATTACGAGTAATGCTGCTACTGCCTATTCTAATGCTGTTTCTTATGCAGCCACGATAGCAGGAACTGCCTATTCTAATGCCATCGCTTATTCTGGTAATGCTGTCCAGGCATATAGCAATGCTGTAGTATATGCGAATTCTATAGCAGCAACTGCCTATTCTAACGCTGTATCTGTTGCCGCCTCTGATGCTACGACCAAAGCAGCTACTGCTTATTCTAATGCTATTGCCTATTCTGGTAATGCTGCTCTCGCGTATGCGAACGCTGTCGCGAACTCTAGATCATATGTTGATAATAATTATCTTCCGCTTACAGGTGGTACGCTTACTGGCGATTTAATCATAAGCGCGAATCTGTCCGCCAACGTAATTACTGCGAATGGTATTAACATTACAAGCGTAAATGCAGCAAGGGTCGGCGGAAATACAGCATCAACATTGAGAAATTATTCGGATACTACTGCGGCGACTGCCTATTCTAACGCTACCAGTTACACTGATACTTCTATAGGAACAGCGAATACAGCAATGGTTGCTAATGCAGCAACAGCCTATTCTAACGCAACAACATATACTGATACAAGAATCGGCACAGTCAATACAGCTATCACCAGCAATGCAGCAACAGCATATTCTAACGCTACCAGTTACACTGATACTAGAATTGGTGTAGTCAATACAGCAATTACAAGTAACGCTGCTACTGCTTATTCTAACGCTGTTATATTCGCGAATACAGTTGCTAACGCAGCATATGCCAATGCTGTCAGTTACACTGATACTAAGATCGGAACAGCAAATACAGCAATGGCTGCTAACGCTGCTACTGCCTACTCAAATGCTGTGTCATATACCGATGGTAAAATTGCTACTGCTAATACAGCAATGGCTGCTAATGCTGCTACGGCATATTCAAACGCTACTGGCTATACGGATACCAAGATAGGAACAGCGAATACAGCAATGGTTGCCAATGCTGCAGCTGCGTATGCAAATGCTGTTACATTCGCTAATACAGTTGCTAATAATGCCTACGCAAATGCTACTGCATATACAGATGCTTCTTCTGCTACTGCTTATTCAAATGCTGTAATATTTGCTAACACAGTTGCTAATAGTGCTTATGGGAACGCTGTATATTATGCAGACAATAGATTTGCAACAACTAACTCTTCTATCGTCGCTAATGCTGCCACTGCATATAGCAACTCTGTCTCATATACAAATACCAGATTGTCGACAGCTAACTCAGCAATGGTTGCTAATGCTGCCACTGCCTACTCGAATGCTACTAGCTATACCGATGGTAAGATTTCTACAGCCAACTCAGCAATGGTTGCTAATGCTGCAACTGCATACTCAAATTCTGTAACGTATATTGATACTCGTATTGGCGTTGTCAATACAGCAATCACATCAAATGCTGCTACCGCTTATAGCAATGCAACATCATATGCTGATACTTCTTCTGCTACTGCTTATTCTAATGCGACGACCTACACTGATACCAGAATTGGTGTCGTAAATACAGCAATAACTTCTAATGCAGCAACAGCTTACAGCAACGCAACGACTTATACTGATACTCGTATTGGGGTTGTCAATACAGCAATCACATCAAATGCTGCTACTGCATACAGTAATGCAACAACATATACGGATACAAGAATTGGTGTCGTTAATACAGCAATAACATCAAATGCTGCTACTGCATATTCAAATGCTACCAGCTTTGTAACTTCACAAAACTATACAGTAGCAGGTAATCTTTATTTTACTGGCACCAATAATTATTTCGGAACTGTTCTTTATATTGCTTCTTCAAATATTATCGCCAACTCGGCAGGTTTATTTGTTGCTAATACGACTGGCGTTGTGAATGCTTCTGCTCATAATGTTGGTACTGCATTTACTGCAAACTCAACGCTTGTTAATGCGGCAGCAATAAATATCGTTAACCAAACTAACACTGCTACGTTGTATGTTACGACTTCAGCGAATGTTGGTACGAACATTACCGCTAACTCTACTCAGTTAACAGTAACAGCAAACCTATCAGTAAATGGTGTAATTTTTGCCAACGGTAGTGCTGGAACAGCGGGTCAATTATTATATACATCTGGTACTGGCGCTAACGCATATTGGGGTTCGCTGCCTCTGACTCAAGGTCAATTATATGCTGCTGCTGCAGGATTCAATTTAATATAGGAGTTTAACAATGGCAGGAAATCAGGCACCTATCTTTTCAAGAGTAGGTCTCATAGGTGGTATCGGATCCACTACGCTTACTACAGCTGCAGCTGATTATACTGGCGTAAGCACTAACAATATTTTAATTCTTACTGCAGATTCTACCAATGGTAGTTTTGTCCAGCGTCTTAGATTTAAAGCAATCGGCACTAACGTCGCATCAGTAGCTCGTATATACATCAACAATGGTAGCGTTAATACTTCAGCCACTAACAATGTGTTATTCGGTGAATTATCGCTACCAGCTACGACTGCGGCTACTGCTTCAGCAACTGTTGATCTTGATTATCTTATGAATTTCGCACTACCTCCTGGATATAAGATTTACGTTGGGCTTGGTACTACTGTTGCTGCTGGTTGGGTTGTGAGTGCTATTGCTGGAGCATATTAATGCTTGAGATGAATGATCTGCCTATAGGACAAAAAGGTTCTAATCAGCAGATATTTTATGGCAACTCAACCACTGCTGGTGGCAGTTGGTATGCTTGGCAAAAACCACTAAACGTCAATTACATACACATCTTTATGTTAGGTGGAGGTGGTGGTGGCGGAGCAGGTCAGACAAGTGGTTATGGTGGTGGCGGCGGTGGAGCTTCTGGTAGCCAATATAGTTTCTTGTTTCCCGCTACACATTTACCAGATGAATTGTTTTTTTCGGTTGGTGTTGGTGGCGTTGGTTCTAACCCTGGAATTGCCAGTTATGCATCAGTATTTCCTGCTACTACCACACAATTTCTTTTAGGTATCGCCAATGGTGGTAATGCTGGTTCTCAGGGAACTAGTGGTGGTACTACTGGTGCGGGTGGTACTACAGGAGGCGCAAGCACTATAGCTGCAGCTCCTCTAGCTGGGTTGGGGATGTGTTTGACCACATCTGCCGCAGGAAATATTTCTATAGCTGGTCAGGCTGGAGCAGCAGGTGGTCTTACTGTACCTCTTACTGGATTAGTTGTCACAGGCGGTGCTGGTGGAGGTGCTGGTGCGCCTGCTGTTAATAGTAGTGGTACGATCGGTTCTAGCATAGGTGGCACCTCGCCAATTTTTTCTCTAATACCTGGAGGTGCTTTCGGTGGCGTTGGTAGTAATCCAGGCGGACAGGGTGGTAATGGATTCCAGTACTTTTCGAAATTATTATACTTCACAGGTGGAGCAGGTGGCGGTGGTGGTGGAGCGCCAGTCAGTGGTCTGGGCGGAGCTGGCGGAAGAGGTGGTGATGGAGCTTATGGTTGCGGCGGTGGCGGAGGTGGTGGTTGTTACAATAGCAGCATTGGCTCTGGGGGCAATGGTGGTTCTGGTTTAGTAATAGTAACATGTTTTTAAGAGATAACAATGCTAGATTTTTTTGATTTACCGACAAACCAAAAAACTAATCAACAAAGATTTTATTGTGGTACCAGCTCAACTTCTTTCAGTGGCCAAGGAACTATATCTGGCACTACTTTAACTATCAGTTCAGTGCAATCTGGTTCTTTGCAGGTTGGGTCAGTAATATATGGTAATGGTATAATTCCTGCTACAATTACTAATGGTTCGGGTGGGACTGGGTCTTATACTATATCTGTAAGCCAAACAGTATCAACAGCCACCACAATTACTGCTCCAACACTATACTGGCAGACATGGCAAAAACCACGTGGCATCAACATGGTTAATATATTCATGCTTGCTGGTGGAGGTGGTGGCGGCTCTGGTCAATACTTATCTTCATCATCCCCAGGAGGTGGAGGCGGAGGTGGGTCTAGTGCTCAATACAATTTTCTATTTCCAGCATATTGTTTGCCAGACGAACTTTATTTTTATGTTGGGTTTGGTGGAAGTGGTGGGGATTCTGGTAGCAGTATATCTCCTACTGCTGGTGCGCCTAGTCTTGCATCAATATATCCTTCTGCTATTCCTAATCATCTATTAGGAATTGTTTCTGGTGGTAATATTACTTTAACACTTGGGGCAGCTAGTGGAGTTCCTGCAGCTGGTGGTCTTGGGGGTTCATCCCACAGTATATCTGCTGCTCCTCTTGCTGGTTTAGGAATGAATTTATGCACTTCTGCAGCTGGTAACATTACTTTATTTGGGCAAGCTGGTGGCGGTGGTTCAATTTCCGCTGGCCCTGTCACGTTACCATCAACAGGATTAGTTGTTACAGGTGGAGCAGCTGGTGGTGCAGGAGGTGGTGGTAAATCAGCTGGTTATGGTATAACTGGGATTAGTCCATTTTTCCCTTCTATTTCGGGAGGTGGGGTAGGTGGTGGCACCACAGGCGACGCTGGTTATGGTGGAGATGGATGTCAACCTATACCAAAATTTAATTATTTTTATGGTGGCTGTGGTGGAGGTGGTAATGGTACTTCTGGTGGTACTTCAGCTGCAAATGCTGGAGTTGGTGGTACTGGTTCTTATGGCTGCGGAGGTGGTGGAGGCGGTAGTAATTATGGTGGGACGCAAGGCGTTGGCGGCAAAGGCGGCAATGGTCTCATAATTGTAACTAGCTTTTAAGGAATAAGATGTTAGATTTTTTTCATCTACCAACTAATCAAAAAACAGATCAAAAGATATACACTACTTCTTCTGGTGGTTTTGAGACTTGGCAGAAACCACGTGGTATAAATATGATTGATATATTCATCCTCGGCGCTGGTGGTGGTGGCGGAGCAGGTTCTGGTAGTGCTGGTGGCGCATATGGTGGCGGTGGTGGAGCCTCTGGTAACCAATATCACTTTTTGTTCCCAGCATATTGTCTACCAGATCAATTATATGTCTATGTTGGTTTAGGAGGCAGCGGAGCAACTTTTTCGCCATTAGTAGCTGCTACTGCTGGGACGGCTAGTTACGTATCGATATGGCCAGCTCCTACACCAAATTTTATGGTCGGTATTGCTTCTGGCGGTGGTGCTGGTGTTTCGGGTGTTACTAATACTTCTGGTGGGACGGGCGGAAGTCCAGCTGCAGCTGATACTATAGGCGCAGCGGCTTTGGCTGGTTTAGGAGTAAGTTTGTGCGCAGTCACTGCTGGGAATATTTCTATAACTGGCCAAGCTGGTGGCGCAGGAAATACAACGACCCCTACTTTTTCATTACCAACAACAGGTTTGTGTGTTACTGGTGGGACTGGTGGCGGAATAGGTTCTACGAGTACTGCTAATTCTTATGGTGCTTCCTCAATACCATCAACAAATATTAGCAATTTTCCAACATTGCCTGGAGGCGCTAATGGTGTAAATACTACTGGCCCACTAAATGGCGGCAACGGAAGTAATGGAATTGCTTTACCAAATTTAAGATATTTTTATGGCGGTACTGGCGGAGGTGGCGGAGGCTGGATTACTGGTACTGGCCCTTATGGTAACAGTGGCAGCGGAGGAGCTGGTGCCTATGGTTGCGGTGGTGGTGGTTCTGGCGGCATATATAATACTGGCGGCGGTACTACTGTAGGTGCTGGTGGCCGAGGTGGTGATGGTCTGGTAATTATAACTTGCTGGTAAACTAAATAAAATACATATAAACACGAGGGAGAGGGAACCGTGGCAGATAAAGTTTTCGTGGCCAAGAATGGCCTTGTAGTCAATACCAATTTAATTTACGCATTGAGCGGCCAAGTTGGTATTAACAATTCCTCTCCTGACGCAAACGTAACAATTACTGGTACCGCCAATGTTCAGGGCAACGTTGCCATCACAGGCACATTGGGAATTGCTAATACGCTTTCAGTAACTGGTAACGTAACATTCAGTAACTCATCAATTCATGTCGGCAATGCTAGTTTCTCAAATACGTTAACGGTAGCTGGCAATGTTACCTTTAGCAACTCATCAATACATACTGGCAATGCTGTATTCTCGAATACAATCGCAGTTACTGGTAACGCTGTATTTTCAAATACATTAGCAGTTACTGGCAACGTTACTTTTAGTAATGTCTTTACTGTGGCTGGCCTATCTACTTTTAACGGAAATACTACTCATGCTGCTAACGTAACGTTCTCAGCTAATACATCACATGTAGGAGCTGCTGCTTTCAGTAATACGATTACTGGACCAAGCACTTTTGCAAACGGTACTTCTATCACAGCAGGTACTGGTTCTGTGGGAACTCTTGATGGATTCTTCCTTGATTGTGGTGTTTATTCATAATACTAAATTATAACTTAGATCATTGAGGAGATTGAAATGAAAGCTATGTGGCAAATGTGGTCTGGATTGATACCAGCTGAGACTTGTGATGAGATTGTGGCTACAGCTTCCCTGCTTCCCGAACAGCAGGGCAAGATTGGTACCAAAGAGGGAATAGGCGTTGATAGAAAGATTCGCCGTTCTGAGATCCGCTGGATTGATGATTACAATGAAGATTTTGTTGATATCTGGAAATTCGTAGAGAGAAGATTCCATGAGGCGAATGCGAATGCTTTCGGTGCTGATATTACATACTTGAGAAATATGCAGTTTACGACATACAATGCTAACAACGTTGGTCATTATGATTGGCATGAAGATGTATTCTGGGAATCAGAAAGTGTTCTTGATAGAAAATTATCAATGGTAATTCAGCTTTCTGATCCTAGCGAATATGAGGGTGGTAATTTAGAAATTCAATGGCACAGCAAACCTGTTGAACAAGATCTTAGAAAGAAGGGCAGTATTATCGTATTCCCAGCTTTCTTAAAACATAGAGTAACACCAGTGACTCAGGGTATTAGGCATTCCTTGGTTGCTTGGATGGAAGGACCAAGATGGCGATAAGAATTAGATTTCCGTATAATACTACTTCAGGCGTTACGCCAACAGCTGCAAATTTTGTGGTTGGGGAGATAGCTATCAATACGGCAGATCAAAAGGCATACGTCAGAGATACGACTCTAATGCGTCAACTGATTGGCGCTACTGGGCCTACTGGACCACAAGGTCCAACTGGCCCAACTGGTCCAACTGGTTCTCCAGGTCCGACAGGCCCAGCTGGTGCGACCGGACCAACAGGTTCTCCAGGTCCGACTGGTAGTCCAGGCCCATCTGGCCCGACTGGTGCGCAGGGTGCACAAGGCGCTGTTGGTCCTCCAGGTCCGACTGGTCCAACTGGTTCTCCAGGTCCGACTGGTCCTACTGGCGCTCCAGGAGGAACTGGACCAACAGGTGCTCCAGGAGCAACTGGTCCAGCTGGACCTCCTGGGCCATCTGGTTCTGATTATAGAATAAAAGATAATATTATACCAATGGATCTATCATATGCTCTTATGAGACTTGATAGTTTAAAACCAATTAAGTTCTCATATAAGAGCGATCCAGAAGCCAAAATTATTGATGGATTTATTGCTCATGAAGTTCAAGAAGTAGTTCCTGAGGCTGTTACTGGCGTAAAAGATGGAACAGATATTCAGACGTTAGATCATTCTAGAATTGTTCCTGTTCTTGTTGGCGCTGTCAAAGAATTGTATGCGATCGTCAAGGAGATGAAGCATGGCAATTAAGATTAGATTACCTTACAACACATTAACAGGTAAAGTTCCAACTGCTACTAATTTTATCACAGGCGAGATCGCTATTAACACAGCTGATGGTTATGCTTGGGTCAAACATAGCGATGGGACTATGCCTCTTATTACTAAGACTGGACCGACTGGTTCTACAGGCCCAACTGGCCCAACAGGAGCAACTGGTTTGACTGGTCCTCCAGGAGCTGCAGGCCCAACTGGACCAACTGGTCCAACAGGAAGCCCAGGACCAGCTGGACCGACAGGACCAACAGGATTTACTGGTCCAACTGGACCCACTGGTTCTCCAGGTCCGACTGGTCCAACAGGATTTACAGGCCCAACAGGTCCAACTGGTGCTCCAGGAGCAACAGGCCCAACTGGACCCACTGGTTCTCCAGGCCCAAGCGGTCCAGCTGGTCCTCCAGGAACTTACATATCTGACTATAGAATGAAAATTATTCATACTAATATGGATGATGGTCTAGAAAAAATTATAAGATTAAATCCTGTTAAGTTTTCATACAAAGATAATCCTAATCACATTGTTGATGGATTTATTGCTCATGAAGTACAAGACATAATTCCTGAGGCTGTTACTGGTGTTAAAGATGGGTTTGAAATACAGACTCTTGATCAGACTAGAATGATCCCATCAATGGTAAATGCAATACAAGAATTATATAATATTGTGGGAAGAATTAAAAATGGCAATTAAGATAAGAATACCATATAATACCACATCATCAGTAACACCTACTGCTACTAATATGACTATAGGTGAGATAGCAGTCAACACAGCTGATGCTATTTTGTATGCTAAGAATGCGGCAGGTTCTGTTGTTGCTTTAAATACTACTGGCCCAACAGGAGCAACTGGACCAACAGGTCTTACTGGTCCAAGAGGCCCAACAGGCGCGACTGGTCCGGCGAGTACTGTTCCTGGTCCAACAGGTGCGACTGGCCCAGCTGGTGCAACTGGACCTACTGGTTCTCCAGGACCAACAGGTTCTCCAGGCCCAACAGGATTTACTGGTCCAACAGGCCCACGTGGTCCAACTGGTCCAACAGGTCCAACTGGTCCGACAGGGCCAACAGGCCCAACTGGTTCCCCAGGAGCAACTGGCCCAACAGGAGCAACTGGCCCAGCTGGTCCTGATGTTTACCCACCAACTGGTACTGGTGATGGCGGTACTGGAACAGGTTGCTGTTTTAATAGCGAAGCATATGTTCTTATGGCAAATATGTCATGGAAAAAGATTAAAGATATAAAATTATTTGAAAGAGTAATGAGCGTTAACGGAGAAATTAACACAGTCAACGCTATTAAGACAACAACTGTCGGTGATAGAAAAATGGTTAAATTTGATAACCATGATTTTTATGCTACTGACGACCATCTGTTCTTAACCAACAACGGTTGGAAAACTTGGAGACCTGATAGAATTATAGACAATAACAGACCAAACGCTGTATTTCTTGAGAGCGATCAACCAATAGATTCTGATGATAAATTTACATTTATTGATACAGAAAACGGTAAGGTGTTATCTATTGATAGCGATGAATTAAATGCTAAGATGGTAGATTTTGATCCAGAAACAGTCATTTATGATCTTGTTCTTGATGGAGATAATACATATATCGTTGAAGGGTTTGTAGTCCATAACTGTGGCGGAGACGTTGGAGGTACTGGTGGTGACGGCGGCGGTGGTGACGGCGGCGGCGGTGGCGGTGATGGCGGCGGCGGTTAATACAAAGGAAGGTTACTAAAATGGGGTTTTTTGCTGGTAGTACGGTTTTGATGGCAAACGGTAGCCAGAAACCAATAGAAAAATTAGAAATTGGCGACGAAGTTAAAGATATTTTTGGCCAAACACAAACTGTAAATGGGATTAGAAATTTACAATATAGTAAAGTTGGTGTTTCTTATTTAATTAATGGTAAATATCTTATAACTTCTCAGCATTATTTTTTCTCAGAAGACAATAAAATATATTGTATCTGGAGTCATAATTACGCTGAACATCCAGGCCATGAGATTGTTGCTGTTTATCCATATATAACAAAAGATAATAAAATAAAACAGTTGTGGTCTTGCGTGCCTTCCGAAGAAACAGGAATAATTAAAAGATTCTATCAAGAAGATCCTAGATGGCAAGATGTTTATCTTAAGACAATGAATGGCCCAGAAAAAGTTGAAATAATAGAACAGATAGATATGACATCCGAAGATACTATCTATGCACATTCTGTAACTGGTTCTGGGAGTTATTTTGTTGGTGGTCTTTGTGCGACAGCAAGATTAAATGAGAATTGGGATTATGAAAATATGAGACCGATTGATGGAACTGTTACGATAATTTCTGCTGGAAACGGCAAACCACACCAAAGAGTAATAAATATTGATCATTCTACCAATGAAAATTCAGTATGGTGTCCAGAAGATCAACACTGGAAAAACCATTGGAGATTTAAATAAGGAATTAAATTATGGAAATGTTGGATATCTTTAGAATTCCAGTCTATTCTTTTAAATTTGAAGAGCATGAAAAATTTAAACAGAGCTGGAGTCAATATCTAGATGAATATGATTACTCAAAAAATAAAAAACTAAAAAAGAATCATTTTGATATAACCGGACCCAATTTACATAAACAACAATTGTTTAATCCGATTAGAGTTTTCTTTTTACAGTCTATTTATGAGATGATGAGTGATATTACTCTAAATCATGATGTAGGTATCACGAGTTGCTGGGGCGTGAAACAGGGTCATAATGGATATCATCATGTGCATACGCATGGTAACTCTCTTTTTGGAGCTGTCTATTATCTAGATTCTGACGCACAAAACCCATCTGGTACGATATTCCAAAATATTCTTGGTGATTTTATGAGTATCCGTATGGGGCAAAATTCCAGAAAAACAAATTTTACTACTACTTTTAATAGCGAACATCATGTGCCATGGGAAGAGGGTAAACTCGTAATATTCCCAGGTTGGCTAAGGCATACTACTAAGACAAACAAAGGCGAGACTAGAAAGATTATCGGCTTTAATGTTATGCCAATAGGTAAGACTCTTATTGATCCATATGATAGATATGATTATCAGGATTTCAGGGATCGTGAAATGTTCGGGGATGATTTATAATAAATACAATAAACATCAACCACGGAAGTAAAAAATGGCAGTTCCAACAACCAGAGACCAATTTAAAGAATATTGCCTCCGCAAGTTAGGTAAGCCTGTTATTGAGATTAACGTAGATGATGATCAGGTAGACGATCGTGTAGACGAGGCTCTTCGCTATTTCTGGGACTATCACTTTGATGGTTCTGATAAGATGTATTACAAATATCAGGTTACTCAGACTGATATTGTCAATCGTTACATTACGATGCCAGATAATATCATTGGAGCTGTAAATCTATTCCCAATCGGTCAGGCTCTCAACACCAACAATCTGTTTAACATCCGTTACCAGATCGCATTGAACGATCTATACACCCTTACATCGGTCTCGATGGTTCCTTATTACATGGCTCTACAACACGTTCAGTTCCTAGAGCAGATGCTAGTCGGCCAACAGCCATTCCGTTATAATCGCCATATGAATAGATTCTATATCGATATGGATTGGTCTATCATCAACGTAGGCGATTATATTATCGTTGAGGCATATCAGATCGTCAATCCTGACGAATACACTCGCGCATGGGGCGACCGTTGGTTGGCTCGTTATGCTGAATGTCTGATCAAAGAACAGTGGGGTCAGAATCTTAAAAAGTTCAACGGTATGCAACTTCCAGGTGGTCTTACTTTTAATGGTCAGAAGATCTATGATGAAGCAGTAGAAGAGCGTAAGAATCTAGAGACAGAGATGATCAATACTTACAGCTTGCCTGTTGCAGATATGATCGGATAGCGCGACCGTTTTATATAAATACTTTTGTAAAAATATTTTTTATAGGAGTATAATATGGAAAAATACGGATTTGTTTATATCTGGTTTGATAAAAAACGTAAAATGTATTATGTAGGATGTCATTGGGGAACAGTTAATGATGGATATATTTGTTCATCAGATAGAATGAGAAAGGCGTATAATAGAAGAAATAATGATTTTGTTAGAAAAATAATAATTGATAAAATTTCTAGTAGAGAAAAAATGTTTGAAGAAGAATATAAGTGGCTTTCTTTTATAAAAGAGGAAGAGCTTGGTAAAAAATATTATAATTTACGTAAACATAAATGGGGTCACTGGGCTACCGATGTTAATTCTTCTTTATCGATAAAACAACGCATTTCCGAAAAAACAAAAGAGGCTATGAATCGTCCAGAAGTTCGTGAAAAATATCTTGCTGGATTGGCAAAAAGAAACAATAGAGCTTCTGAACCAGAAGTTAGAGCTAAAATGAGTGTTTCTAATAAAGGTAAAAATACTGGGAAAGATAATTCAAAAGCAATAGCTATGGCTGCAGCTGCTAATCGTGGTAGAAAATTATCAGAATCTCATAAAAATAGAATAAAAGAAACAACTATCTTCAAAGAACTAAATAATAAAAAAATCAAATGTTCTCATTGTGATTTTGAGGGTAATGCTGGAAACATAGGTCGATATCACAATGAAAAATGTAAACAAAAATTCGTTTGCAATTAACCTTTTAACAGGAGGTTAAGATTAGCACTAATTTTTATTTCAACAACTTTCAATCAAGCCAAGAGCAACAGCTTCTCGAGAATCTTATCATCGAGGCTATTCGCATATATGGCGAGGACATGTATTATGTTCCTCGTAATCTTGGTAATTATGATCAGTTGTTGACGGCTGATGATCAGTCGGTTTATAACTCAGCGTTTCTTGTTGAATTTTATATTAAGTCTGTTGATGGCTTTACGGGCGATGGTAATTTTATGTCTAAGTTTGGTCTTGAGATCAGAGACCAAGTTACATTCTCTATTGCTCAGAGAGTATTCAATGACGAGATCGGTGCGTATACTTCATTCGTAAGACCACGAGAAGGCGATCTAATCTATTTCCCACTGAATAAAAAATGTTTCCAGATTAAATTCGTTAACAAGTTTGAGATGTTCTACCAGCTCGGAGCATTACAGACCTGGGAAATGACATGTGAATTGTTTGAATACAGCGATGAAGTGTTTAATACTGGCATTCCTGAGATTGATATCATTCAGACTAAATTCTCAACCAACATCCTTGATTATTCTATCAGAGATGAAGATGACAATTGGTTAACCGATGAAGATGATAATTACATTGTTGTTGAAGCATGTAATCTAGAGACTATTGTTCCAGGCGCTGAGAATGAAACATTAGATAATGGTTCTAATAATTTCTCATTAGGTTCTTCTTCGTTTATTGACTTCAGCGTCAGAGATCCATTCAGCGAAGGTGTTGTATAATGTTTTATCAAACTTATTATCATTCTATTATACGCAAATATGTTACTCTGTTTGGGACTTTGTTCGATTCTATCAGTATTACTCGCACACACAATGGTGCGATGACAGAACTGATTAAAGTTCCGATTACATATTCACCAAAAGAAAAGATGCTAGCTCGTCTGAATTCTGATCCTAATATTGATCGTCAGACAGCAACTCCTACGCTACCATTGATGGCATTTGAGATGACCAATATATCATACGATGGTAACAGAAAATTGAATACTGTAAATAAGGTCGTAGTAAGTCAGGCGAATAATGCTAATATTATGAAATATCAGTATAACCCAGTACCATATAATATTGGGTTTAAATTGCATATCATGGTTAAGAATGCTGAGGACGGCACTAAGATTATTGAGCAGATCCTACCATATTTTACTCCTGACTGGACTACTACAGTACAGCTCATTCCTGAGATGGAAATTACCCAAGAGATACCAATCATATTAGATACAGTCGCCCAAGAAGATGTTTATGAGGGTCAATTTACAGAACGTAGATCTTTAACATGGACTTTAGATTTTACACTCAAAGGTTTTATCTATGGCCCAGTTAAGACTGGTGCTATCATTAAATTTGCTAATACTGTATTCTATACTCCAACAGTTGCTGATGGTGCGATATCAACAGTTGTTGGTAATACTAATCCTGCTGCTTTCTTACAGACTCAGCCTGGATTGACATCTAACGGCCAACCAACAGCAAATAGTTCTGCTTCTATCGACCCGAATCTAATTACTGCAACTTCTGATTTTGGTTATGTTCAAACGAATACAAATACAGGTGTTTGATGACTGCTAATAATGATCCTGTCTGGAATGCTCTAGGAGTAACTCCCCCAGCCAAAACTGAGAGCGTTGTTGCTACTATTGTTGCTTCGGCTAAAGACGATAGTGCTATGACCGACTTCAATCTAGCTCGTTCAAATATACATGAGGTAATTCAAAACGGTTCTCATGCTATAGATAAATTATCCCAGATCGCGGATGCATCTCAACACCCAAGAGCGTTTGAAGTTCTAGCCACATTGTTAAAAGTGCAGCTAGATGCTAACAAAGATCTAATGGAATTACAAAAGAAAATCCGTGACATACAAGCTGCTGATGAGCCACACAACCAAGATGCAAAACAGGTAACGAATAATCTGTTTGTTGGTTCTACATCAGAGCTTCAGAAAATGATAGAGAATATGAAAAATGGATCCAACGATCAAGTCGTATAACGGCAACCCTAATCTAAAGAGAGCACAGCAAAAGATTCAATTCACTCCTGATATGATTCAGGAATGGCTCAAGTGTTCTCAAGACCCAGTTTATTTTACTGAAACTTACATGAAAATTATCAGTATTGATAAGGGTCTAATCAGTTTTAAATTGTATGATTATCAGAAAGAGATGCTCCGCTCTATGAAAGATAATCGTTATACGATTATTGCTACTGCACGTCAGGCTGGTAAATCGACTACGACCTGTGCTTTCATTCTCTGGTATGTATTGTTTCACGGCGAAAAGACAGTCGCTCTATTGGCCAACAAGGGGGAAACCGCCCGTGAAATTATGGGACGTATCCAGCTAGCGTTCCAACATCTTCCAAAGTGGTTACAACAGGGCGTAAAGGAATGGAACAAAGGTTCGTTCGAGCTTGAAAATAACAGCCGTGTTATCGCTTCTTCAACAAGCTCCGACAACATTCGTGGTTATTCTATCAACCTTCTGTTCATCGACGAAGCAGCGTTCATTGAAAATTGGGACTCTTTCTTCACCTCAGTTTATCCTACTATCTCGTCTGGTAAAGATTCAAAGATTGTTCTCGTATCAACGCCGAATGGCCTGAACCATTTCTATTCTATATGGGTAAATGCTTCCGAGAAACGTAATCAATATGAAGCATTGAAAGTCATGTGGCATGACGTTCCAGGACGTGATGAGAAATGGCGTGTTGAGACTTTATCTGGTATGAATTTTGATACTCAGAAATTTGAACAAGAATATTGTGTAGAATTTATGGGTAGTTCTGGGACTCTTATCTCAGGCTGGAAACTAAAAGAGCTCGTCCATTTAAATACATTACATCAGAACGAAGGATTGTATGTCTATAAACAGCCAGAAGCTGGGCATTCTTATGTTCTCGTAGCTGACGTATCTAGAGGTAAAGGACTGGATTATTCTGCATTCCAGTTGATTGATGTGACTACCATGCCATATCAACAGGCTGCTATCTATAGAAATAATAATATAACACCCTATGATTTTGCTACGACAATAAATCAGATAGGTAGAATATATAACAAGGCTGCAGTTCTTGTAGAAATAAATGATATTGGTGAGAGTGTATCGGTAACTCTACACAACGATTTAGAATATGAGAACGTATTGTTCACTGAAAATGCTGGGAGAAGCGGTAAACGTATTACGACTGGGTTTGGTGGTTCATCGATTGATAAGGGTATCCGCACCACAAAAGTCGTAAAAGCTATCGGCTGTTCTATGTTGAAGTTACTTGTCGAACAGAATCAATTAGTAATTAATGACTTTTATACCATTGCCGAGCTCGGCACATTCTCTAAGAAAAACAACAGTTATGAGGCTGAACCTGGGCACCATGACGATTTGGTGATGTGTCTGGTGTTGTTTGGCTGGCTGACAGACCAACAATATTTCAAAGAGTATACGAATATAAATACTCTAATGAAATTGAGAGATAAGACCGACGAAGAGATCGAAAACGATCTTGTACCTTTTGGATTTGTAGATTTTGGTGAAGACCTGGATATTGTGTTGGACCCCACACCTTTCCGTGGGAATTGGCTATATCGTGATGATTCTGAGGAATTCAAAGATATATAAATAAAAACAGAATGAATAAGAGCCTTTCCATTGGAGGAGAAATAAAATGCCATTTCAATTAAGTCCAGGCGTTAATGTTACCGAAATCGATCTAACAGGTATTGTGCCTGCAGTTGCTACCTCTGACGGTGCTATTGCTGGTATTTTCCAGTGGGGTCCAGTTGGTGCAAGACGTTTAATCAGTTCAGAAGCAAACCTTGTTGCTGTTTTCGGTAAGCCAAATGCAAATAATGCTGAAACATGGTTTACCGCAGCAAACTTCCTTTCTTACACAAATCGCCTTTGGGTGGTTCGTGCTGCTAACACTACTTCTTCAAACGCTCTAGCTGGCGCACTTTCCGCTGTTGCTAACGTAGGATCAGTAACTAACGTAGTAGCCCAGACAGTTAAGAATGATACATTCTATCCACAATTAGATGGCACTTTTGATGCTGACGTTTACTACGTAGCAAGATATCCAGGCGCAATCGGTAACTCTCTAAAGATTTCAGTTTGCGATAGCGCTGCAGCTTATACTTCAAACCTTTATGCTAACGCAAAAGTAAGTTCATCAAACCTTGACGTTGTAGCTACTACAACCTTTGTTCTTGGTTCGAACGTAGCGACTGTTAACGCTATCCCAGGCGGTACTGGTTCTGCTGGCGATGCTAACACATATACTCATGCTCTTGTCGCTAACCTGACTATCGGCGACTATCTGACTGTTGGTAACAGCGCTCTTGGAACACAATATGTTCAGATCTCTGGAATCAGCTCCATCACTTCTAACTCGACTGGTTCTTACTTCGCTATTAACCTAGAAGAGCCATACAGATTAGCTTATAACTTTACTTCAAACGGTACTGTTAACAGCACTCTAAAGCGTAACTGGGAATACTTCAACGTAATCAGTTCTGCTCCAGGCCAGTCAAACTATCAGTCTAATTTTGGTAATACTTCAGCAAACGACCAGCTACATATCGTAGTATCTGATGAAAATGGTGCATTTACTGGTGTTCCTGGAACAATCCTAGAATCATATGCTGATCTATCGTTCGCTACTGATTCTAAGACTGATAATGGCGCTACAAACTACTACAAGACTGTTCTAGAAAATAATTCGTTGTATGTTCACTGGACACAAGATCGTGCAGGAACCACATCAAATACAGCTTTGAATATTACTTCTTCAACAAACCAGACTCCATTTACTCTATCGTTCAATAGCGGTACTGATGGTTATACAGAATCGACTGCTCCTCTTGGAACAATCGCTGCAGGATATGACTACTTCAACTCAGCTGAAAACGTTGATATCTCATTGATCATGCAGGGTAAGCCAATCGGCGGTACTACTTCAGTAAATGGCCAGACAATCAATAACACTCAGCTAGCAAACTATATCATTGACAATATCGCTGAAATTCGCAAAGACTGTGTATTGTTTGTTTCCCCAGATGATACTCTTGTTCAGTCAAATCCAGGCAACCAAGCTCAGTCGATTGTTAACTGGCGTGGCGCTATCCATGACTCTTCTTATGCGGTAATGGATACTGGTTACAAGTATATGTATGATCGCTACAATGACGTATATCGCTACGTTCCAATGAACGGTGATATTGCTGGTCTATGTGCTCGTACTGATAATACTCGCGATCCTTGGTGGTCACCAGCTGGCTTCAATCGTGGTCAGATTAAGAATCTTCTAAGACTTCGTTGGAACCCAACTAAGGCTGATAGAGATATTCTTTTCAAGAACGGTGTTAACCCAGTTGTAACATTCCCAGGTCAGGGTACTGTTTTATTCGGCGACAAGACTGTTCAGACTAAGCCATCGGCGTTTGATCATATCAACGTTCGTCGTCTATTCATCGTACTTGAAAAAGCAATTTCTACTGCTTCTAAGTTCTTCCTGTTCGAGTTCAACGATGAATTTACTCGCGCTCAGTTTAAGAATCTCGTGACTCCATATCTCCGTGACGTTCAAGGTCGCCGTGGTATTACAGACTTCCTAGTAGTTTGTGACGCTACAAACAATACTCCTGAAAGAGTTGACCGTAACGAATTCTGGGGTGATATCTATATTAAACCTGCTCGCTCAATCAACTTTATTCAGCTTAACTTCGTGGCTGTAAGATCTGGCGTACAGTTCTCTGAAATTGTCGGTAAATTTTAATAAATAGACTAAAGGTCAATAAGGAGATAAACTATGCCTTCAGGATTTAATATCAGTACTTTCAAGACAAGAGGCCTCCAGTTTGGAGGCGCTCGCCCTACGCTATTCGAAGTTTACCTAGGTATTCCGGATGGTGTTGCAGCTGATGCTCCTTCCGCTGACAAGTTCCGTTTTACTTGCAGCGCAGCTCAGCTACCAGCAGCTACAATATCAGCGATCGACGTGGGTTACTTCGGTCGTAAGATTAAAGTTCAGGGCGATCGTACTTTCGCAGACTGGACAGTAACAGTAATGAACGATGAAGATTTCCTCGTTCGTTCTATGTTCGAAAAGTGGTCAAACTCGCTAAACAGCTTAGAATCAAACGTTCGTGACGTTGCTTATTCAACTAACGAAAATGATTACAAGGCTGATATGGATGTAATCCAATATGGTAAAGATGGTACTCCTATCCGTCAATATACCATTCTTGGCGCTTTCCCAACTTCAGTTGATGCTATCACTCTAAATTGGGATACAACAAACCAGATCGAAACATTCCAAGTAACATTCGCTTACGACTACTGGCTACCAACTCTTGAAACTGCTAACCAGTATCTACCACAGGCTACTAGTCCAATTTCCACCTAATACTTTATTATGACAGCCTCTTGAAACAATTTAGATTATTTTAAGAAGGGGCTAAGTATACTTGGCCTCTTCTTTTTTTGAAGGAAAGAAAAATGGAATTATTCGGTTTCGAGTTTAAACGTAAGGTAGTCCAAGACACCCAACCATCTTTTGTACCTCAAGAACAAGATGATGGTGCAGTAGTTGTTGCAGCGGGTGGTTCGTATGGGACTTATGTTGACTTAGACGGCACTGTAAGAACCGAAGCAGAGCTAGTTACCAAATACCGCGAGATGGCATTACAACCAGAATGTGATGCTGCTGTTGATGAAATTATCAACGAGACGATGTCGATTGATGAAAAAGAAATCGTATCCATCAATCTAGACAATCTTAAGATTACAGAGACATTAAAGAAAGCAATTCGTGAAGAGTTTGAGAATTGCTTGAATATCCTAGATTTCCAGAAACATGCTTATGAGATCTTCCGTCGTTGGTATATTGACGGTCGTCTCTATTATCATGTTATCATTGACGATAAAGATCCAAAAGCTGGCATCAAAGAGATTCGTTATATTGACCCACGCAAGATCCGTAAGGTAAGAGAAGTTGCCAAGCGTAAAGTTCGTGGCGGTGGCGAGACTGAAGCAGTCATTCAGAAGGTTCAGAATGAATACTTCATGTTTAATGATAAGGGGTTCAACTACGGTAACAAGACTGTCGGCCCATCGACCACTGGTCTTAAGATCGCCAAAGACGCTATCATTCATATTACATCAGGACTGACCGATACGAACGGCACCATGGTCCTTTCTTATCTACACAAAGCAATTAAAGCATTGAACCAACTACGCACGCTCGAGGACGCTTTGGTAATCTACCGCTTGGCTAGAGCTCCCGAGCGTCGCGTATGGTATATTGACGTCGGTAACCTTCCTAAAATGAAGGCAGAACAATATCTACGCGACATTATGGTGAAACACAAGAATCGTCTTATCTATGACGCTTCATCAGGTGAAGTTCGTGACGACCGTAAGTTTATGACTATGTTGGAAGATTACTGGTTGCCTCGCCGCGAGGGTGGACGTGGTACTGAAGTTACTACGCTTCCAGGTGGCCAGACTCTCGGTCAGATGGATGACGTTCTATATTTCCAAAAGAAATTCTTACAGACTCTTAGTGTTCCTGTTAACCGTCTCAACTCAGACGCTTTATTCTCATTAGGTCGTGCTACTGAAGTCAGCCGTGACGAATTGAAGTTTGCTCGTTTCATTGCTCGTTTACGTAATAAGTTTGCTGTTATGTTTACTCGTATGCTAGAGAAACAGCTCGTCCTTAAACAGGTTATGTCTATTGAAGATTTCCAGAATATTCAACAAGATATCCGTTATGACTTTGCTAAGGACAACTACTTCACTGAGTTGAAAGAAGCAGAAGTGCTTGAGAATCGTATCAATCTTGCTCAGTCAATATTGCCGCTCGTTGGTCAATATTACTCTCATGAGTGGATGCGTAAGAACGTCCTTCAACAGACTGACGATGAGATTGAAGAGATGGATGCTGAGATTGATGAAGAGATGAACGATCCTAGATGGCAACCACCAATGGATCCGAATGACCCGAATGCGCAACAACAAAATGTTCAACCTTACACAGATGATGATGGTGCAGCAGAGACTCCACAAACATCTGATGATAGAGAAAAGATTAGACAGGCTGAGATGACTGTTAGAATGATGAAAGAGAAAAAAGGTAATCGTTCTATGCAAGATGAGTCAAAATACAAATCAGCTCTACAGATATTAGCTAAAAATAAATAATTGGAGGTAACTTATGGATAATGATAAATATTCAGTACAAGATTTAATTAAGTACTCTTACAATCAACAACCTATTGATTTTGAAAATGTGTTTAATAGTTTAGTCTCCGATAAGATCGCAGCGGCTATAGATGATAAAAAAAGAGAACTAGCTGGTTCTATGTTTACTAATGGTTATGAACCAGAAGATGAAAACTCTGATACAATAGACGAGCCATATGATGACGTTGATGATAGAGAATACGAAGAAGAGGAAGATTACGATGGCTAAATCGTTAAAAGATATCGTCAAGGGCGTAAAGTCATCTAAGACTGATGCTGGTAAACTTGGCAAAGATCCAGGCGTTGACTACGAGCCAAAACCAGGCGATGAGCAAAAATTCGTAAAGAAACATTCAGTAGAAAAGCATGATGATCGCGTAGGTAACGGCGAACATGTTTACAAGGGTGGTACTAAAGAAGCTCCTTATAATAAACAAAAAGAAGGTGTGTATGAGGCAAAAGAAGCAGAAGATGCTCAATGCAACAATACACCAAAAGGTAAATCCTGCCCAGTTCATGGCATGGCAGAGTGTATGTCTGTAAAACCAATTAAAGAAGAAGAGCTTGATGAGATGGGTATTCGCCCATTAAGTCGCGCTGCTACAAAATATAAAGATAACCCAAAATCTTATGCTACGAATTCCCCAAAAGCATACCGTAAACCATGGGAAACTTCTAAAGCAGATTCTCGTAAAGAAATAGAGAATCTTTCAAAAGGAATTTCTGTAAAAAAACTTACTGCTGGAAAGGCCAAGGGTATCAAAGAAGAAGATCAGATTGATGAAGTGCTAACTAAATCAACAACTGCTGGTGAGACTATCCACGATTTTGTCCACTCAAAAAATCCTAAGTTTGCTGGTAAATCAAAGGAAAAGCGTAAAGAGATGGCTCTCGCTGCTTATTATGCAAAACAGCGTAATGAAGAAGTCGAAGAAGCATATGCAGTCCAGCCATTGCTTGGTGGTGATATAGCAAAACATAAGACAAATGATACAGGCGAAGAGATTGATATGGTTCGTACAGAGCTAAAAGCGATTGCTAATAAAGCAATGCATATGTTAGCTTCTATGCCAAAAGACGTTCATATTGAGCCATGGGTTCAGGCTAAGATCGCTCAAGCAAAAGAGATGATCGGTTCAGTTCATGACTATTGCATCTATGGCGATCACAATAAGCCAGAAGAAGATGAACAGAATGATACACCAATGTCAACTCCAACAATGTTTCCGAACATGGCTTCGGATAATGCAGCAGGAATAAACGTATGACCGATTTTGTAAAAACAATTGCAACAGAAACATATTGTAACACAACTGCCAACACATTTGGTGGTAATCGTTTTGTTAGATTGACAAATATCAATACAGCTCCTTGGTTGATTACTCGCGCATACGCAAATGGTACTACTATCGGTACTTTCACTTTGTTGAATGGCCAAACAGTTGTTGCTGAAAAATATTTTACAGAAACTCTAGCAGCGAATACAGCATCAAATTATATCGCTGCGGTGCCTGTAGCTATGAAGGGTTGATCAGATGAAACTTATTACAGAGCTCGTCGAAGAAGTAGAATATATTTCCGAAGCCAGAGAGAATGGCGAAAAGGAACATTATATTCACGGTATCTTCTTACAGGCAAACCGTAAGAACCGTAACGGTCGCATCTATGAGATGAAGGTTATGGAGCCTGAAGTAAACCGTTATATGAAAGAAGTCGTAGCGAATAAGCGTGCTTATGGCGAGCTCGGCCACCCACAAGGACCAGCAATTAATCTTGATCGCGTCTCTCATATTATTACTGAATTGAAACGTGATGGTGATAATTTTATCGGTAAAGCAAAACTAACAGATACTCCAATGGGTAATATTGCTAGAGGACTTTTAAAGTCTGGTGCTCAGCTTGGTGTCTCTTCTCGTGGACTTGGTTCTCTTGTTCCTAAAGATGGAGCAATGATGGTTCAACCTGATTTTCGTTTAGCAACTGCAGCTGATATCGTAGCTGATCCTTCAGCCCCAGATGCTTTCGTTCAGGGTGTTATGGAAAACGTAGAATGGCTTTATGATCCTGTTAAAGATACATGGCATGAAGAAAAATTGGATAACATGAAAAAGAAAATTCATGCTATGTCAAAAAATCAGCTTGAAGAACAGCGCATCGCCATTTTTGAGAACTATTTAACATCTCTCACCTTTAAACAGTAACAATTATAAATAAATCTAAATTCCACTAAGGAGACTCTCAGATGTCAGAAGAAAACGAAATGATTGATAACCTTGACGAAGCTACAACTGCAATGGATTCATTGAAGCCTGCAGCTCGTTCGGCTGGTTCAGATCCAAAATCAAAAATTGATTACATCACTCACACTATCGGTGCTATGCATGCGATGCGTAAGGACGACCTTACAAAGTGGTTTGATAGCGCGATGGCTCTTATCGGCAAGGAAGCTTCTCACCTTCCAGGCGGCGCTACAGAAGGCGGAAACCAGTCATCAATTGACATGAAGCCATCTTATGCATCTTCAACAAAAGGCCCAAAGACTCGTATGCCAATGCCAAAACTTTCTGTAAAAGAAGACGTTGAAGAAATGTTTGCTGGCTCTGACCTTTCAGAAGAATTTAAAGAAAAGGCATCAACTCTATTCGAAGCAGCTGTGACAGCTCGCGCGATGGTTGAAGTTGCTCGCCTTGAAGAAGAATTTGAAACACAGCTTGAAGAAGCTGTAGCAGAAATTAACGAAGAATTATCTTCTCGTCTTGATTCATACCTTTACTACGTAGTCGAGAACTGGATGCAAGAGAATGAAGTTGCTATCGAATCTTCACTACGTAACGAACTTACTGGTGAATTTATCGAAGGCATGAAGAATCTATTCGCTGAACACTATATCGATCTCCCAGAAAACAAGGTTGATGTTGTAGAATCTCTTGCTGATAAAGTTGAAATGCTTGAAGCAAAGATGGGCGAATTGATCGAAGAAAATTCAGAATACAAGAAAGCTATTGTTGAAGTAGAAAAAGAAAATGTATTCGAATCTTTCTTAGATGATCTTGCTCTATCTCAGCAAGAAAAATTTGCTGCTCTAGCAGAAGGCGTGGATTTCGACGGCGATCTTGATACATATGCAAGAAAACTATCTATTATCAAAGAAAACTATTTCACAACAGAAAAGAAAGCACCAGTTTCTACTAATATCGTAGAAGAAACATTTGAAGGTGAAGTTTCTGAAACAATTGTAGCAAGCGATCCAACTATCGGAGCTATTGCTAAGGCGATCTCTAAGTCGATTAAAAGATAACAATTATATAAATAAAAAATATCCTAGAAACAAAAGGAGACAAAAATGTATCTAGCTGAGGACATCCAAAAGAAGTGGCAGCCAATTCTTGAGCATGCCGATCTTAACCCAATCACTGATGCGCACCGTCGTTCAGTAACAGCAATCATTCTTGAGAACACTCAACGTGCTCTTACTGAATCAGCTGCTCACGGTTCATATCAAACTCTTACAGAAACTGGTCTTGAGCCACAAGGCGGCAACATTATGGGCACTTCAAGCTCAACTGCTGGCGCTGGTGGTATCGATACTTTCGATCCTGTATTGATCAGCCTTGTTCGTCGTGCGATGCCTAACCTTATCGCTTATGACATCTGCGGCGTTCAGCCAATGACTGGCCCAACTGGCTTGATCTTTGCTATGCGTTCGAAGTATAACAACCAAGGTAACGGTACTTCAAACACTTCGTTCGGTGGCAATAACACTAACGAAACATTCTATAACGAAGTTAATACTTCATTCTCATCTATCGTTTCTGGTAACTCCAGCTTCGGTCAGAACTTTGTTGGTACTATCCCAGGTGCAACAAATACTTCTCCATTGACTGCGAACACTACCTATAACACTGGTACTGCGATGCCAACAGCTACAGCTGAAGCACTTGGCGCTTCTTACTATGCTAACGGCGCTGCTGGTCCTGGCGACTTTGCTCAGATGGCATTCTCGATTGAAAAAGTAACTGTTACTGCTCAATCACGTGCTCTAAAAGCAGAATACACTATGGAACTTGCTCAAGACTTGAAGGCAATCCATGGTCTAGACGCTGAAACAGAACTAGCGAATATCCTTCAGGCTGAAATTCTTGCTGAAATCAACCGTGAAGTTGTTCGTACTATCAACATCACTGCTGTTCAAGGCGCTGCTACTAACGTAACTACCGCTGGCGTTTTCGATCTTGACACCGACTCAAACGGTCGTTGGTCAGTTGAAAAGTTCAAGGGTCTTATGTTCCAGCTTGAACGCGAAGCTAACCAACTTGCTAAAGACACTCGTAGAGGCAAGGGTAACATCATTATCTGTTCTTCTGACGTAGCGTCAGCATTGCAGATGGCTGGTGTTCTCGACTACACTCCTGCTCTTAACAGCAACAACCTACAAGTTGACGATACTGGCAATACTTTCGCTGGTGTTCTTAACGGTCGCTTCAAAGTTTATATCGATCCATATGCGATCGGTGGTAACTACGTTACTGTTGGCTATAAGGGTTCGTCAGCGTTCGACGCTGGTCTATTCTATTGCCCATACGTTCCTCTACAGATGGTTCGCGCTGTTGACCAACAGTCTTTCCAACCTAAGATTGGTTTCAAGACTCGTTACGGCATGGTTGCAAACCCATTCGCAGAAGCTACAAACCAAGGTTCAGGACGTCTCGTTCTTTCGACTAACCGCTACTATCGTCGTGTTATCGTTAACAACCTTATGTGATCAAAAGATCGGGTTAACCGACAAAAGACTAGGGGAGCAGAAATGCTCCCCTTTTTTTGCTTGACTTATGTCACGATTAACAGTATAATCATTAATGCACTGATGATAAATATACTGCATAGGTATTGGAGATAATAATGACAGCAATAGACAATACACCAGTAAACAAGAATTTCTTGAGTCCGCTTAATTTCGTATTCCAGATTAAGCGTTCACCTCATCTTAACTTCTTTATTCAAAAAGTCAACCTTCCATCATTATCTCTCAATTACCCACAACAGCCAACACCATTTACGACTATCTGGGTTCCAGGCGAACATCTAACATATGGAACACTAGATGTTGAGTTTAAGGTTGATGAAGATTTACAGAACTGGTTTGAAATTCATAACTGGTTAAGATCACTCGGTTTTCCTGATAACTTTGGTGAATATAATACGATTGAAAAACAGACACCAACAAGCGGTAAGGGTATTAGATCAGATATATCTCTAATCTTATTGAACGCTGTTAAACTACCAAGATGGGAAATAACATTTAGAGAAGCATTTCCTACATCATTATCTGCTCTTCAATTCGGCACTACTGATGAATCTGTAAATTACATTACTGCAACAGCTTCCTTTAGATTTATCTTATACGACGTTAACGAAGTTACTTGACTTTTATTGTCTTTTATAGTATTATTATACTGTAATTAAGATTGTGGAGTAGGTATGAAGATCGAGTCGATATTTGAAGAGTGGGAAAAAGATTCGCAGATTGATAAGACGGATCTAGACGAAGAGTCCCTAAAGATACCAAAATTACACCATAAATACTACCGTCAGTTTGTATCTGAACGGTTGCTTTGTCGTAAGCTCGAAGCAGATATGAAACAGCTTAAACTAGAGAAGCATGAGTTTTATACTCAGGGACCAACTAAAGAGACTCAGGAAAAAGGTTGGCAGCTACCAGCAAAAGGAATGATCCTTAAGAACGATCTACCTATGTATATTGATGCGGATAAAGATATAATTGAACTGTCTCTTAAGATCGGTTACCAGTTAGAAAAAATTGATCTGTTAGAATCTATACTTAAAACATTACAGAACAGAGGCTATAATATTAAGACTGCTGTTGACTGGATTAAATTTACACAAGGCAATTAATGGATATTATTAGAATCGAGAAAGTCGACGAAGTCTATAATAAAGTTACAGCTGATCCAGGTGTTGCCTACGAGATCAACGAATACTTTACATTTGACGTCCCAGGCGCCAAATTTATGCCAGCTTATAGGAATAAGATGTGGGACGGTAAGATTCGTCTCTACAACACCATGACTGGATATCTGTATGCAGGTCTGAATAAATATGTAGAAGAGTTTGCTAGGACTCGCAACTATGATATAGAATATGCGAGTGATTTTGCTGCTGATGAATTTTCATTAAAAGAAGCAATGGATTTTATCAACAAACTACAGATACCGACTAAATTTGATCAACGTGATTATCAGATTGAGGCATTTATCTACGCAGTCCGTAATCGTAGAGCATTGATGCTTTCTCCTACAGCTTCTGGTAAATCTTTTATTATCTATCTATTGGCGAGGTATTATGATGCGAAGACTCTCATTATTGTTCCGACGACTTCTCTGGTCCATCAGATGGCGACTGACTTTACAGAATATGGATATACGAGCCCCATACACAAAATACAAGCGGGTGTCGACAAAAATGTCAATACGCAAATTACAGTCTCAACATGGCAATCAATATACAAACAACCGAAAGGTTGGTTCGATCAGTTCGAGGTAGTTATCGGTGATGAAGCTCATCTATTCAAAGCCAAATCTCTTTCTAGTATTATGTCTAAGTTACAAAATTGTCGTTATCGCTTTGGTTTTACTGGGACTCTGGATGACACACAAACACATAAACTTGTTTTAGAGGGTCTTTTTGGTGCTGTTAGACGTGTAACCACAACAGCTAAATTAATTGAGGATAAACATCTTTCTAGTTTTCTAATCAAGGCGATTGTCCTTAAATATCCAGACAAAGAGCGTCAGCTCATAGCCTCTTATGACTATCAAAAAGAGATAGATTGGCTTGTTACTCTGGCTGCTCGTAATAATTTTATCAAGAATCTAGCTTTATCCCTCCATGGCAATACACTGTTGATGTTTCAGTTTGTTGATAAGCATGGTAAAATATTATATGATATGATACAAAAAGCAACCAACCAGCCAGTGTTTTTTGTTCATGGTGGTGTTAGTGGAGATGAACGTGAAGAGATACGTAGGATCGTTTCAAAAGAAAATAATGCTATTATTATTGCTAGTTCGGGAACTTTCTCCACAGGTGTTAACATTCCTAATCTGTCTAACATTATATTTGGGAGTCCTTCAAAATCCAAGATTAGAAATTTACAATCAATTGGTCGCGTTTTACGTAAATCAGATAACAAGACTAGCGCAACATTATATGACATTGCTGATGATTTAAGCTGGAAGACTAAAAAGAATTTTACTATACTACATTTTGTTGAGCGTATGAAGATATACAATGAGGAAAAATTTGACTATAAGATATATCCTGTAAATTTGAAAGTGGAATAAATGGCAACAGCACCCAGAAAAAAGAAACAACACTACGTCAATAACAGAACACTCTTTGAAAAGATGCAAGAGTATAAGGCTGCTAGGATATTAGCAGAATCTGAAGATAGACCTCCTCCTAAGATTCCTAGATATATCGGAGAGTGTTTATTGATGATCTGCACCAAATTAGCAACCAAACCTAATTTTTCTGGGTATACATATAGAGACGAGATGGTGGCTGACGGTATAGAAAACTGTATCGCGGCAGTTGATAATTTTGATCCAGATAGATATAATAATCCTTTCGCCTATTTTACACAGATCGCATGGAATGCTTTTATCCGTAGGATTAACAGAGAAAAGAAGCAGTCTTATATTAAACATAAGAATTATCAGAACAATTATCTGATGAGCGATCAACAAATGGAATCTATTACAACAAATGAATATTCTGATGACTTAATTAAATCTTTTGAAGATAAGATGGTAGTAAAGAAACCTGCTACTACCAAAAGATCTGGTGTTGAATTATTTGCAAATGGAGATGTTAAGAGTGAAAATAGCGTTAATAACTGATACGCATTGGGGTATTCGTAATGATAATTCTGCATTTATGGACAATAGCAAAAAGTTTTTAGATGATGTCTTTTTTCCACGACTTAGCTCTATGGGTGTTAATCATATCATCCATCTTGGTGATATTGTTGACCGCCGTAAGTATATCAATTTTCTTACTGCGAAGCGTCTTCGTGATGATTTTCTTGATCCTCTTGAAACTATGGGAATCTCTATAGACATCATTGCTGGTAACCATGATGTTTATTATAAGAATACAAATGAAGTAAATGCGCTTGAGGAGTTGATTAATGGGAAATACAAAAACGTCCGCATCTTTACGGAGGCTAGTACTGTCGCTCAGAAAGATGATACACCGATACTATATGTCCCTTGGATCAACAACCAAAACCGAGCAGACACTCTCAAAGAAATACAAGATTCCAAATCACAAATCGTTTTGGGGCACCTTGAGCTTGAGGGTTTTCAAATGTATAGAGGATCTGCTGTCTCTCATGGAGATAGTCCTGATCTCTTTGGCCGCTTTGATCTTGTGTGCTCTGGTCATTATCATCATAAGTCCACTATTGGTAACATTCATTATCTTGGCTCTCATTGCCAGTTTACATGGAGTGACTATGACGATCCTCGGGGGTTCCACATCCTCGACACCGAAACAAAAGAGTTGACTTTTATAGAGAATTTATATAGAATGTTTAATAAGGTCTGGTATAATGATTCTGATAAGACTATATCAGACGTGTTAGATCATGACTTTGATCAATATAAGAATCAGATCGTAAAGGTTATCGTAACAAATAAATCTAATCCTTACTGGTTTGATATGTTTATTGAGAAATTAGAAAAGGTTGGGACTCTAGAGATGCAGATCGTGGAAGATAATCTTAATCTTTATCTTGAGAGTGATGATGATATCATCAATGAAGCTGAAAGCACCCTAGATATATTCAACAAATATATTGATCAGTATGACGGTAATACTATCAATAAGAAAAAACTGCAGACTACGATTACAGATCTATACAATGAGGCATTGACCGTAGAATGATTGTATTTAAAAAATTACGCTGGAAGAATTTTCTTTCTACTGGTAATGTATTTACTGAAATAGATTTAAACAAACATAATACGACTCTTATTATCGGCGAGAATGGTGCTGGAAAGTCAACCATTCTTGACGCATTGTCATATTCTCTGTTTGGTAAACCTTTCCGTAAGATTAAGAAACAGCAGATTATCAATTCTATAACCAAGAAAAACTTGATGGTAGAAGTTGAGTTTTCTATTGGTCCAAATAACTTTAAGATTCGTAGGGGTAACTGGCCGACTGTATTTGAAGTATATCAGAATGATGAGCTTCTGAATCAATCCGCAGAGATGAAAGATTATCAGGAGGTATTGGAAAAATATATCCTGAAGATCAATCATAAGTCATTCTGTCAGGTAGTCGTGTTGGGTTCGGCTACGTTCCTGCCATTTATGCAGTTATCTACTGGTTCTCGCCGAGAGATTATTGAAGACCTGTTAGATCTTCAAATATTCACGACTATGAATAATCTATTGAAAGATAAGATTACTGATAATAGAGATAATATAACTGATCTACAGTATAATCAGAAATCAGTACAGGAAAAGATTAAACTTATCCGCGAACATATGTTAGAGATGCAAAATAACAATGATGTTATCATTGCTGAAAAGAAAGATCGCATAGAGGCATCTAAGAAACAGATTGAAGATCACAACGGAACGATTGAAGATATAAAAACTATCGTACAAGATATGGCTAAAAAGACTGGTAGTCTTGAATCTCTAGAAAAGAAGATGAATAAACTATCAAGTCTACGCCATAAGATCGAGGCCAATCTTGCTGTATTGAACAGAGAAGTCAGTTTCTTTCATGATAATGATAGCTGCCCAACATGCAAACAAGAGATTGATAAAGATTTTAAGTGCGATGCTATCGAGTCTAGAAAGACAAATATATCTGAGATTCAGGATGGCCTAACTAAACTATCCGAGGAATATGATAAGACTGATACTGAGATAAAAGAGATGTTGTCTATAAACGATAATATCCGTCAAAAGACTATCGAATTGAATATCATATCAACTAAGATAAGTTCGTTGAATACCTACATCAACCAGATAGAAAATGAGATTAGTTCTATCCGTCAGACTGAAGAAGATAAGGACGAGTCTAAACTATCAGATCTTGAGATTGAACTGGCCCATATAAGCCAGAGATTACATTCTCTTAATGATGATAAGATGATATTGGCGGCTGCATCTACTCTGTTGAAGGATGGCGGTATTAAGTCTAAGATTATTCGTCAGTATGTCCCAGTCATCAATAAACTGATCAACAAATATCTATCAGCGATGGAGTTTCTTGTTCAGTTTGAACTCGATGAAGAATTTAATGAGACGATTAAATCTAGGTTCCGTGATGAATTTTCCTATACATCTTTCAGCGAAGGCGAAAAGATGCGTATCAATCTGGCTATTCTGTTTGCTTGGCGAGCAGTGGCTAAACTTCGTAACTCCATAAATACTAACATTCTGATCATGGATGAAGTGTTTGATAGTTCTCTTGACGCTAATGGTACCGAAGAATTTATGAAGATCTTAAATACTATCACGATTGATACGAATACGTTTATCATTAGTCATAAGACTGATCAGATTAGTGATAAATTTGACAATGTAATTAAATTTGAAAAACATAAAAACTTTAGCAGGATAGCATCATGATTTTAGTTGAACATACAGATCCGATTCTTACTACGAAATGTGAGCCATACAACTTTGTTAAATCATCAGAAGATCCAGTTGAGCTGGCCCAGAATATGGTAAAATTTATGTATGATAACAACGCTCTTGGCCTTTCAGCAAATCAGATTGGTTTGAATTATAGAGTGTTTGCTATGCGTGGTTACCCAGAAAACTTTGTATGTTTCAATCCTCGCATCGTCCAGCCTGGAGAACAGATTGTCTCATTAGAAGAGACTAGTGTTACACATCCAGGTCTTATAGTAAAGGTAAAACGACCACAACATATTCGTGTTCGTTTCCAGACTCCGAATGGTGATACTAGGACTGAGACTTTTACGGGTATGACTGCAAGAATATTCCAACAACAGCTTGACTTTATTGACGGAATACCGTATTATAGTAGAGCTAACAAATATCATAAAGACCAAGCATTTAAAAAATGGAAAAAATCAGCATGAATATTTTCTACATAGACCACGATCCAATACAGGCTGCTCGCTGGATGGTTGACAAACATGTTGTTAAGATGATTCTAGAGTCAGCACAACTATTGTCAACTGCTCATCGTGTATTAGATGGTATGGAAAGAATTGGTCTAACTCCTAATGGCCGAAAACGAAAAGAGTGGGTATTACCCGATGCTCGCGAAAGTATCGTATATGCTGCTACACATATTAATCACCCTTCAGCTGTCTGGTGTCGTAAATCTATAGAAAATTATACTTGGCTTTCCGAACATCTATATGCTCTTTTAGACGAGTATACGTATCGTTATGAGAAACGCCATAAATGTTCAGAGATCGCATATACTCTACAGTCTCCTCCGCATAAACTTAAAGATTGGGACTGGACTCCGATGCCTTCTTGTATGGCTGAAGAATATATTATCAGTAAAGACCCTATCACTAACTACCGCAATTACTACAAGATCGGCAAAGCTACTATGCACTCTTGGAAGAAACGCGAACAACCAGAATGGATTACAGCATGAGTTTTTATACAGACGTAAAAGATTTTCACATTGCTTTTGGTCAGCGTGTTGGTACTAGACCAGAGTTGCCAAATATGAATGAGCGTAATTTACGTATCAAACTATTGGCTGAAGAATATAGAGAATACACAGTCGCAGAAAATGAGAACGATATCGTAGAGATTGCTGATGCTTTGGCTGATATTATCTATATCGCATGCGGAACAGCAGTTTCTTATGGGATTCCTCTAGATATATTGTTTGCTGAAGTGCACCGTTCTAATATGGCAAAACTTGTAAATGGCAAGGTTCTCCGTCGTGAAGATGGAAAGATACAAAAACCAGAAGGCTGGAAAGCTCCGGATGTTAAGGCGATTTTGTATCCCAGCCATGATTATAACGCTTGACAAATTGTATAAAATGGTATATAATTTTGTCTATATAGTTTGGTAATGCACTTTTTGAGGAGACACATATGGTAGAAGTTCTTATATTGCCTAAACATGATGCTGAAGAAACTCTCGGCACATTTATTACATGCAAAGATTACGCAGATCGTTTGATTGATTATGATTGTGACGTGTATGCTTTAGATCCTCTGGATCCCACCAAAGCCGATGAAGAAAACATTATCTTCAAATACCGCAAAAATATCTTTACTAAAGAAGAATGCGATATGGCGTATGCTGGATTGCGAGATGCTGCTGTTGAATCGCAGAACCGTGGTATGGCTGCTGGCCCTCGTGGCGATCAGCTTGGAGCTGAAGGTCGTGGTAATCGTGATTGGGTAACACCAGAGCAGGAAGAAATCCTTTCTTTTATTGCTCGCCCAATAAATACTATTGATGATGGTACTACTATCGAATCAATTAAAGAGAGCCATAAGAAAGGTTCTAAAGAAGAGACTCGCGGACGTGTATGGTTGCGTTCCGAAGTTACTAAATTGTATCCTGAATATCATGGTTGGTTTGATAAGTGGCTTGCTGGTATCCATAATAAATCTCGAGAAGAACAGATTGTTGAAGCTAAGAATATCGCCGATAACTGGATCTCCGAAACAAATTATGCTCAGTCAGTAATGTCTGGTATTGCTGGTTACTTTGACCGTTATCCTCGTATCCCATACGGTCGCGAGACTTCTTATACTGAAAAGAATCGCGAGAAATTTGCGATGGCTTATCCCTACCTTCAGAAACTGAATGCTCAGTTTAAAGAATTGCTTCCTGTTCGCTGGGGTAACCAACGTAAAGCTGCCGATCAGCTTGATCCTAAATTCCTTGTTGAAGGAACAGTATTTACTACTCTAACAGTCAATCATAACTGGCGTACAGCTTGCCACCGAGATGCGGGAGATTTGCATGAAGGATTCTCTAACATTTGTGGTATCACAGGCCCAGAAGGAAAAGGTTGGAAAGGCGCTGAGTTCATCCTACCTGAGTTTAGGGTGGCTATTAACCTTCAGCCTGGAGATATGTTGCTGGTTAACAATCACGGCGGGATTCACGGTAATGATGCTCTTATCGGGGATGATAATGACCGTCTTACTCTTGTGTCCTATTTCCGTGAGAAAATGGTTGAACTGAAGTCTTGGGATTATGAACATCTCCGCAAACAATATGTTGAAGAGCGACGCATGAATCACAGTCATCCTTTACATCGCCCATTGTGGAATGGCGTTTCTCCAGGAATGTGGGAAGATAAAGAATGGTATGATTATATGGCGGCTCATAGTATGCCCGACCCATATGCGTCATCAGCAGCTGCAAGTCTGGAGTCATTTTTCGGATGATTGTAACTGTCCAGTCTGCAAATAGATCTGAAAAAGTCGGAGCTCTCTTGAAAAAGATTGCTCCGATTGATCCTATCTTTTATGTTCCTATGTGGCAGGTCCAGGATTATATTTCTGCTGGTGCAAATTATGTCGTTGGCGTAGAAGGTGTTATGCCAATGAAACCAAAACAGCTTAATGCTGCTCTTAATGATTTTCAGGGCGAGACTATTGTTACTATGGATGACGATTTCGTCAGCTGTGTATCTGTAACACCTGATAAGAAGGCCAAGGGTTGTTCTCTTAAAGATTTAATTGAACAGACGCTAGAGGAATTTGAAAAGTCCGATGCTGAGTTGGCAGGATTCTCAACAACTTCTAATCCTTTCTTTCTGCGCACTACCGAGAGTGAGAGTTTCGGTATGATTACTGGCCAGATATTGTTTCACAAATCTAATGGTATTTTGTTTGATGAAGCAATGAATGAGATGGAAGATCTTGAATATATCATTCAGCATCACCTACATAAAGGTATATTGAAGATTAACAGGTTCGTTGTCAATTTTCACATCTTCGGTAGAAACGAAAATGATGATGCTAAATACTCTGGCGGTTATAAAGGGTTCAGGACTAAAGAGACTGAATTTAAAACATATAACTATATGAGAAACAAGCATCCTACAGCTTTCTCTAATAAGATCGAATACAATAAGACTGCTGATATACCCAAGAGAGTTATGTGGCAAAAATTGACAGAGCGTGGTGGCGCGACTCTATTTTGAGGTGACTTATGATTGATTATGAAATTGCTATCCCGTCCTACAAACGACCAGAGACTATCAAGAAAAAGACTCTAAAGGTTCTTGAAAGTTATAATATCGACCCCAATCGTGTTACCATTTTTGTTGCTGATGCTGAAGAGTTGGAATCGTACACCAAATCTTTGTTAGGCACACCATATCAAAAGCTGGTTGTCGGTGTTCCGACCATTGGCGCTCAGCGTAACTTTATCGAAAAGTATTACCTTGAGGGAACACGACTGATGATGTTTGATGATGACATCGAAGAAGTGCAGGTTAAGATTAGCGAACAGAAACTTGGTCGTGTTGTTGATCTTGAAAAAGAAATCATTCAACAGGGTTTTACTGAATGCGAGAAAGCTGGTGCTAAGACATTCGGTATCTATGCTGCATCAAATGCTTATTTTATGAAGGACAGGATCTATACTAAACTCTGTTACATCATCGCTTCTATGTTTGGTGTTATCGTAGAGCATGATGATTTTCTTGCTCGTGTTACCAATCATGGCGAAGATTATGAATATTCTATTCGTCAATATATTAAGAACGGTTGTGTAGTTCGTCTTGATAATTACACCGTCAAATCAAATTATTACAAAGAAGACGGTGGCCTTCAGACTATCCGTACGAAACAGTATGTTTATGATTCTATTAAGAAGATTACAGAGATGTTTCCTAATCATTGCACCATGTATATTCGCGAGACTACGGGGCATGCTGAATTAAAACTTAAAGATAAGATTGGACCAGTAGGTTCAACGCTTGACAATTTCTTCAACTGAGGTTATAATGGATAATATTAGCTACAAATATTCTGAAGATAAGAGTTTGGCTGAGATTGCAGCCTATATAGATGAGACATACTCTCAGCACTATTCCCAAAACAAATTTCAAGCAACTGAGTTTATTATCGACTCTGGTCTTGGTACAGGTTTTTGTATGGGTAATGTTATGAAATATGCTCAGCGTTATGGTAAGAAGGGTACTCCTGCTGACTGGCGCAAAGACTTACTAAAAGTTATTCACTACGCGATTATGCAATTACACGTTCATGAATTAGAAAATGGAGATAAGAATGGAAATTAATGTTCCTATTGAGAAACTACGTGAGAATAAACTGTTTGTAGCAACACCTATGTATGGTGGCCAGTGTGCTGGTATGTTTGCTAAGTCCTCAGCTGACTTGTCTGCTCTTTGCACTCAGTATGGTATTCCTCTTCAGTTTTATTACCTGTTTAACGAGTCATTGATTACTCGCGCTCGTAACTATTGCGTAGATGAGTTCATGCGTTCTCCAGCTCAGCATCTGATGTTTATTGACTCCGATATCGGATTTAATCCTCAGGACGTTCTTGCTCTGATGGCTTTGCAGGCTGAAGAGCCAGAAAAGTATAACATCATCGGTGGCCCATATCCTAAGAAGTGCATCAGCTGGGAAAAGATTAAGCTCGCAGTTGATAAGGGTATTGCTGACGAAGATCCTAATGTTCTTGAAAAGTTCGTTGGCGATTATGTCTTTAATCCTAAGAACGGCACTGGTCAGATTCCGATTAACGAACCAGTTGAAGTTCTTGAGATTGGCACTGGCTTTATGATGATTCATAAGAGCGCACTTCAGAAGTTTGCTGATGCTTATCCACAATACAGCTATCGCCCAGACCATGTTCGTACCGAAGCGTTTGATGGTAGCCGTGAGATTCTTCAGTACTTCCAAGCTGAAATTGATCCTAAGTCGAAGCGTTATCTCTCTGAAGATTACTGGTTCTGTCAGAAGGTTCAGGAGATTGGTCTTCGCACTTGGTTCTGCCCATGGATGTCTATGCAGCACGTTGGCTCATATATCTTTGGTGGTTCTCTTGCCGACTTGGCTTCTATTGGCGCAGCTGCTACGGCTGATCCAGGAGCTATTGGTGGTAAGAAAAAGAAATAACTTTAATTTTGAATGGAGTATATTATGAAACTTGATCCTAAGACTATTAACGTAATGAAAAACTTTTCTTCAATCAATCCTTCAATGATTATCAACGAAGGTAACGTATTGAAGACTATCTCGCCTGGAAAGACTGTTATGGCGAAGGCAAATGTTCCTAACAGTTTTCCTTCTCGCGCATCTATCTATAACGTCAATCGTTTCTTGAGCCTGTTGTCTACTTTTGAAGAACCAGAAATTAAATTTAATGATAATGGTTTCCTCATCAGCGATAAGTCTGGTCAGAAAAATGCACCTTATAACTTTGCTGACGAGTCAACAATCAAGGCTCCACCAGAAAAAGAAATCGTACTTCCTTCAACAGAAGTTACTTTTACTTTGAATACTGTGAATCTTGCTGAGATCGAAAAGGTTCTTGGTATTCTTGGTCTGCCTGATATTACAGTAGTTGGTGACGGTAAAGAAATTACCCTGCAGGCTATTAACTCTAAAGAACCAAATGGCGATTCTGTTCGTCGTACTATCGGCACTACAGATAAAGTTTTCTGTGCTGTATTCAAGGCTGAGAATATGAAGCTGATGGATGGTACGTATGAAGTATCTGTCTCTTCTAAGGGGATCTCTCATTTTAAGGGCGACAATGTAGATTATTGGATCGCTGTTGAAAGCGGTTCTTCCTTCTGATAGTGAAGGGAGGGCTAACCACCCTCCCATTTTTTTGATATGGAGAATATGATGCGTGAAGATTTTCTTTGGGTAGAAAAGTATCGACCAAAAACTATTGCTGATTGTATCTTGCCTGTTGATCTTAAGAATACATTTCAGCAGTTTGTCGAACAGGGTAATATTCCTAATTTGATTCTTTCTGGTTCTGCTGGTGTCGGTAAGACAACAGTAGCCAAAGCCATGCTTGAACAGCTTGAGTGTGATTATATCGTAGTTAACGGATCTATGAATGGTAACATTGATACGTTGAGAAATCAAATACAAAACTTTGCTTCTTCTGTATCTTTTACGGGAAAAAGAAAATATGTTATCCTTGACGAAGCCGATTATCTTAATGCTAATAGCACTCAGCCTGCTCTTCGTAACTTTATGGAAGAATTTTCCAAGAACTGTGGATTCATTCTTACTTGTAACTTTCGTAACCGCATCATTGATCCTCTTCACTCTCGTTGCTCAGTCATAGAGTTTAAGATTGGCAAAGCTGATATGGCTAAGTTAGCCAAGCAGTTCTTTAAACGTGTTATTAACATTTTAGAAATTGAAAATGTCAAACACGAACCAGCTGTTGTTGCTGAGGTAATCAATAACCATTTCCCAGATTGGCGCCGAGTTCTTAATGAGCTTCAGCGTTATTCAGCTACTGGTGCTATTGATCAGAATATTTTAAACAGTGTCAAGGAAGTTCAGATTGATGCTCTCATTGCTCTTCTAAAGAGCAAGAATTTTACAGATCTTCGTAAATGGGTTCATAACAATTTAGATATGGATCAGAATACATTGTTCTCTAAATTCTATGAGATCTCAGCAGATGTGATGACGACTCAGAGCGTAGCACAGCTCGTCTTGCTGTTGGCTAAGTATCAATATCAGTCTGCATTCGTTTCGAATCCTGAGATCAATATTATGGCTTTCCTTACAGAAGTACTGATAGAATGTGAGTTTGCATGAGCGGATTTATAGATGTTACTGGTGAAGAGCGTAAGGAAGAAGTAGTACAGGTATATTCTAAACCGAAATACGACTGGCGTTATGAGAACAGCATCAGCTTTACTAAAACTAATGAAGAGATAGGATCTATGGCCGAGCATAAATACAGTGTTTGGCGAACTAATAATTATTTCTCCAACTTTGCTGATACTGTTTTGTATGCCAATGAAATGAATATAAATTATGGCATAACTGATAAGATGCATTATGATTATCTTAAAAGCATAATCGCAAAGAAAAGAAGATTCTTTAAGCATGATAAGAAGTCAGAAAAGAAAGATACTACTATAGAACTGTTGCAGGAATATTATGGTTATAGCCATGAGAAAGCAAAAGCTGCAGCACCTTTGTTGACTGATGAACATATTGATATCATGAAGAAGAGATTATATAAGGGTACAGTATGATTAGAACAATAGACAATTTTTTACCTGAAGATATGTATGCTGAATTGGCTAAGAGATTTGAACAGCCAATGATGTATTATGGTTGGAAAGCACACAATAAAAATGATCCTCATGGCCACTGGAATCATCAGATAGGTATTTCTACTTCTGCTGATAATCTTGCAGACATATCATCAAAATTAGATGAACAGATTAAAGAGATATGGGATTATGTATCTTCAACATACGAAGAGCTGAAAGATAATAAGATCCTTAGATGTTATGTCAACGGTCATACTTATGGCGTAGATGGTTATTTCCATAGAGATAGTACCAGAAAAGATGAGATAACAATAGTTTTATATCTCACAGAAGAATGGAAACTAGACTGGGCTGGTGAGACTGTATTCGCTAGAGACGGTGATATCATACATTCATCTATCCCTAAGAAAAATAGAGCAGCCATGTTTGATTCTAGTATATTACATGCCGCCAGAGGGGTTTCTCGTAATTGTCATGAATTGAGAAAAACATTTATGTTTAAGACGAGAGCTCAGAGATCACACAATTTTGAAAAGATCAGTTCTTTTGCTTTTAATAATGGTGCTACAAACCACAGACACCAGAGAGGAACTCTTCATGATCATCTCGTAAGAGTATATCAACTCTTAGAAGATAAGGGTCTTGATGAATCAATCTGTTTTGCTGGTGGCCTCCATTCAGTATTTGGTACGACAGCATTTAAAAATAACATTCTAACATTAAACGATGAAGAAAAAGTTGTTGCTGAATTTGGTCAGAAGGCATTTGATCTTGCTGCATTATTCAGTATCATCGATAGACCCAAGACTCTTATTTCTCCAGAGTCATTTGATGGAGAGAATGTCTACCTGAAGATGAGAGACGGAAGAACATTATTTGTTGACAGAGATACCTTTGATGCACTAAGATATATAGAATGTGCAAATCTTTTAGACCAAAACTCTCTAAAAGATGAAGGATTATTAGCATTTTGGAATCAAAATGATGAAAACAATAAATAAGATGAACAATAATCATCATGGGGTAAATCATGTCAGTTTTAGAAACACTCTTGGAGGTGAAGATAGGTGAAGAAGAAGACTTTCTAAAGATTAAAGAAACTCTTACACGCATCGGCGTGGCTTCCCGCAAAGACAAAAAACTATATCAATCTTGTCATATTCTTCATAAACAGGGCAAATACTTCATTGTCCACTTTAAAGAACTATTTGCTCTCGACGGCAAACCATCAAATTTCTCAGATGAAGATAAGGGTCGTCGTAACACAATAGCAGAATTATTACAACAATGGGGTCTGATCAAGATCGTTGAGCCAGAAAGGTTCAAAGAACCAAAGACTCCTATGAATCAGATTAAGATATTACCGCACAAAGAAAAACATGAGTGGGAATTAGTAACTAAGTATAACATAGGTCGTAAGAAATAATGGAGATGTTTTATTATGAAATTTGTGACAGTGATGGATATGTGGCTTTTGGTATTGAATGGTATCCTGCTGGGAACCATTCTTTACTATGGTAAAAAGCTAGTAGAGCTCGTAAAGTTTACGAGCGACGATAAGTTTGACGAAAGCATCAAGAAAGCAGTCAGCTTAGAGAATCAAAGAATCGTCAATATCATCAACAAAGAACTCAATACGTTCAAGTCAGCTCAGACTATGGGCGATCCGAGCTACGATAATCTCATAACAGAATTAGAGACTATCCTGGGGCTAGTAAAGAAATGAAGTGGCCCATCAAGATAGTAAGAAAACTACCAGACACAGAGGCTGGTCGTAAATTACAGCAGATAAAAGATATACTATATCCGCCAAGCAAGTTAGATGATGTTGGTGAGTATAAGGTTCAGATTGAGTATGGCGCTGACTATAATCTAGATGCAGCTCTTACCGATTTAGAACATGATGCTAATGATGAAGTTACTCGCGAAACAATAAAAGAAGTTACTGAAAGACTGTATAAGGTCAGAAAGATACTTGAGGCTTATGTAGAATTACATGATGGTGCTCAGTATATGATTGTTGATAATCTTCAAGAAGAGAAGGATATAGAGTATGACAAACATTCATGACAACAAATACTTAGATATTCTTTTCGATGAGATCGAGAACATGATTGATTATCAAGATGATATCTGGCATGCTGAGCAACAGGGTAAACTCAGCTCAAGAGATCGCACCAAAGAGATGTATGATGCCTCAAAGAAACGTGCACATGATGCGTTTAAGAAGGCAGTTCGCATCGAGGTCGCTAACCTATTGAGAAATAAGGTAGATATTATTGTATAATTTCGCTTGCTATTTTTTCCGTAATACCCTATAATGTGAATATAGGTTGATTGAGGAGAAAAGAAATGAACGAAGTTTTTATTCAAGCTCAAGATAAGTCTGGTATGTGGAGAACTTATCAGACTACTCAAAACCAGTCTCAGTTGATTCTGGTTCGTATGCAAGAGATCAAGAATCGTTATCCTGATTTTCGCGTACGTGCTGTAGATAAAGATGGCCGTGTCGTTGATATTCTCGGTTAACTTATATAAATAGATTTAACATGAAAGGTTATTATATGACAAAGACTGCAAAAGTATTGAATGCATTCCTCTCGGGTAAAGAAATGACCGCGAAGCAAATCGCCGCACGTTATAACGTAGGCAATCCAGGTCGTGTAGTCCATTATCTCCGCGAGCAAGGGTATAGTATTAATCTTAATACTCATGTAGATACCAAGGGTCGTGTAACAAATAAGTATAGCCTCGCATAATCGATAGGAAAAAACCTAGAGATTTAAGCGGGGACCGAAAAATCCCCGCTTTTTTTTATGCTTGACTTTTTACTGCTACTAAGTTATAATGTGTATAATGTGAAATTCGCTCTTTGACATCGTAAGAAAAAAGAAGATAACTTTGGTTATCTCTTTATAGATACACCGTTGATCTGGGACACGGTATGCGTGAGATTTTGTTTCACGTCGTGCAGTAAACTAAGATGCCTTTTGGGGACCTGGAGGGTCTCCGTATAAAGGCTACGTAGGTGAGAATCCTACACGGTGTATCTTGATAGAGATAATTGTTTCTTCACGGGTGCATCAGAGCCCGAAGCGTCTGCAGAATAATTAACGCAGAGGTAGACTTCTCAGTCCGTATAATCAGCTGTAATCGACGGTGGTGACAGAAGTTAGACAGCTGGTGCATCCTTGAAGAAACAATTATTCCGTGGTAGCACAGCGGTAGTTGCATCTGACTGTTAATCAGAATGTCGTAGGTTCGATCCCTACCCACGGAGCCAATTTTATGACCTGGATACTGCGAACTGAGCCGTGATTCAGACCAGTC